CTTTCCTGTAGTTTATTATGATTTAAGATTTGGAAATTTTTGTAATTTAAAATGTCGTATGTGCGGCCCAACAGATAGTAATGCATGGTACGATGATTGGATTAAGTTAACTGGCAGTAATAAATTTAAAGATACTGGCGGAATAATGGAAATTGTTGACGGGAATGTTCCAGCTTTTGACTGGCCAGAATACGAACCATTTTGGGAACAACTTGAGGCAAACATACATAATATCCAACACGTATATTTTGCGGGAGGTGAACCCATGCTAATTGAACGTCATTATGATTTCTTAGAACGTTGTGTTGAAAAAGATGCTGCAAAACATATTATTATTGAGTACAATACCAACATGAGTACACTTCCTACTCGTGTTACAAATTTATGGAAAAGTTTTAAACAAGTTCGTGTTGGTGCAAGTGTTGATGGTATGGGTGCAATGCAAGAATATCAACGACATCCTGCTAAGTGGCAAAAGACACTAGATAATTTACACAAGGTTGATCAATTGCCAGATAATATTTTTGGTTGGCTTGCGTTCACAGTAACAGCGTATAATGTTAATCATATGATTGATTTTATGAAATGGAAATTAACAGAAAGCGGTTTAAAGAAAATAAACTTCACACAAAAACGCCCAATTATCACACATCATGTTGCACATCATCCAAAACATTTAAATGTACGTGTCCTTCCAGAACAATACAAAAAAGATGTCACTGTTAAGTTTGTTGAGTTTGTTCAATGGGTAAAAGATAATAATTATCCTGCGCATGTAATTAAACAAGCAGAAGATATTTCTAAAGGCGTAACAAGTTATATGAACAGCGATAATTATTATGATACACACTGGAATGAATTTATAAAATACACACAGCAATTAGACAATATTCGTCAAGAAAATTTGTGCGATGTAGAACCAAAGTTTAAGGATTATATTTAATGGCTAGTTTTGATACAGTTGATTTGCTTGATGGCAATGTATTCCAAGTAACTTGGGATATTGGTCGACGCTGTAATTACGATTGCAGTTATTGTCCAGCTCATAGGCATGACAATTTTAGCCCACATGCCACGTTAGAAGAATTAATCAAAAATGCAGATTTTATGTTGGAGTATGTAAATTTGTACATGACCTATAGAGATTACAAGAGGGCAAGTGTTAGTTTTACTGGCGGTGAACCAACAGTAAATCCAAATTTTATTGCCTTTGCCAAGTACCTCAAAGAAGCATACGAGACCAAATATAAAGACAAGTACGAGTGTAATTTTGCTCTTACTAGCAATGGGGCAATGAGTAAAAAAATGGCTCAGAAAGTTATGGAAAATTTTGGACACATAACAGTTAGTTACCATGCAGAGGCTGATGACACACTTAAACAACAAGTCAGAGATCGTATGGTTCAGTTTCATAAAGAAGGCCCTGCTAATAAATGTAGTATCAGTATCAATGTGATGTTTCATGCCGCATACTTTGACGAATGTGTTGAGCTATGTGAATTTTTAGATGACAACGATATAAAATATGTTCCACGTATTATTGGCGAAGAACCAGACAGTAAAAGCAATTTTGCACATCAATACACTGAAGAACAGTTACAGTGGATGAAAGATTATTGGTCAAATAACACTAAAAAGGTACAAGCAGCATGAGTGAAGAAAAGAAAGAATTGGGTCTAAAAATAGGTAGACCGTGCTGTGGTAGTAGAACCATGTGTCTAAGTCAAGATGGTGTTGATAGAAAAAGCAAGTTTGTAGATTTTAGAGAATTTAAAGGTTGGCATTGTAGCGTCAATTGGTTCTTTATGCACATTGAACAACAAACTGATAGTGTATTCCATCATCAAACATGCCAAGCACAATTTGGTCAAACCCGCGGACCAATTGGTAAGTTAAGCGAAGGCGACAAAATTCTAAAAGAATTAGAAGAGCATTTAAAAGCTGGTACAATGCCAACAATTATATGTCCCAAACACACTTGTGGTTGTGGACTATGCGCTCCCAAAAGTTCTGATAAAAGCAAATATGAAGCTGTTATGGCTAGACACGTTGACATGAAAGTGTTTGAAAATGCTGTAGAAACAAAACCCAAAGTTATGTGGATTCAATCTTAATGAGTGATTTAAAAACATCTGCATACGACTTTACACAAATACCCTATGACGATATAGTACGTGTTGGACAACGTACAATGCTTTATAGAGACTTATTCACAGTAAGTTGGCTGTTAGGCAGATTCTGTAATTATAAGTGTAGTTACTGCTGGCCTTACGCACGAAGCGATAAAAAAGATCATAGACCAACTGAGCTGTGTTTAAAGACTGTTGACGAGATTAAACGTCAAGCTCGTGACCGAGGATTTAATAGTTTCCATTTTAGTTTAAGTGGCGGCGAACCCACGTTTCATCCTGGTTATATTGACATTTTGAATCACTTAAACAATGATTCAGAAAACACAAACTATACTAGTGTACATATGACAACGAATATGAGTCGTAGTTTAGCATGGCATCGAGATGAATATTGTAAGGCAGTTAGTAAATTTCATAGAGCAAGTATCACTGCTAGCCTGCATACTGAACACGTTAATACTAAAGAAAAAATGAGTGAGTTTGCTGATAAATTAGAATTATGTCAGCAACATGATGTTCAAGTAACTATTAACATGGTAATGGTTCCTGAATGGTTTGATAAAGATTATGAGAACGCATTATACTTTCACAATCGTGGAATTAATGTAACATTAAAGCCTCAAAGTGATCCCACTGCTAGTCGTGTAGTTGATGGGTATACTCCAGAAATGCTTAAAGTATTACACAACGGAATGCCGCAACGTGGCTATACAGAAGCAAAGGCAGCAGAAGCTAAGTTAGTAGTTAGACCAGAACCCACATTTAAGAAAGTTCCAGATCCTATATATTCACAAGATACTATCCCGCAACACTTTCAAGTAGAGTTTGTGGACAAAAATAAAAAAGTTTGGTACATGGATCAAGCTGAACGATTTAATGCATTTAACTTTAATAAATTTAAAGATTGGGAATGTTCAAGCGGATACCGTAGTATTATTATACGTGAACCTGACGGCAGTATCAAACGTAGCTATAGTTGTCATGACGCTCCATTAGGCAATATTGAAACTGGATTTAACTTATTTGATGGTCCTAAATCATGCATTACTTCTAGTTGTGTAAGTAGTGCTGACAGTAAAATACCCAAAAGGTCGCCGGGAACAAAGTTGCCTCTGTGGCCCGGCGATAACTCTTACAACTAATTAATATGGTTTGATGCCATTGGAAACACTTCTGCAATGACTCGTCCGCACTCGCGAGCAACCAGCTGATGTTCTAACTGTGTGCCGTTTGCACTTCGCAATTCAATAAAGTGAATCCAACTACGCAAAGTACCGTTCATGTACAAGCGACTTACTGTATTACCTTCTGGTAAAATAGCACGAGCCTGTTCTTTAGCAATACCTTTAGAAATAGCTTCTGCGTATGTTTGTTTAACAGTTTCAATAATAAACTTTTGCTTGGCATCCCACCACGCTTGCAATTCAACGTCATCAGTTACAACAGAATTTTGACGATTTGTTGTATCTTGCAGACGTGCCTCACGTATGACAAAGTCCAAGTCTTTAGTAGGATCCGCATAGCGTTGACTGAACTCTTGGAAACTAAAACTACGGTGTCTTAAAATTTGCCTTGCAATATCACGTGTGGTTTCAATTTCTAAACAAGCACTTACCATTTCGAGCGGACTCCAATGTTGATGCTTGATTAGATAGTTGATTAATTTCTCACTAGTTTCTGTATTGAATTGATTAGCTGGGTTACTTACTCTTGCACAAAAGGCAATAAGCTCTTGTGCATCGTAAATACCTTCATTTACCATTTCTCTACTGGCTTTACTTGATGATATTAATTTAACTTTCATTATAATTTTCTTTTCTTAAGGAATTTTGAAGTACCTTGGATTATATCACTTTTTAATTTTTCAGTATTAAGTTTAAAATCTACATTTTCAATTTCGTCTTGATATTGTGCAAATAATTCGTGAATATTTTTCTCAACATCTTGCCAAGTCATTTCTTCTTTTTTAGAAGAAATATCAATGTCCCAGGTCTTCTTATCTTTAAAATGTATCTGAATAGAGTGTAAGTATTTTAAGGGAACTACATTTAACTGTATCCCTTCAAATACTTCGGGCCATCGTTCAATAACATCCTTTGAAAGTTTCTTGGATGTCATTTTTTCTTAGTCGGTACCAAGTCCTCTGCTAGTCTACGAAATTGTGCAGCTTCTTTTGCCAACTTATCTGCTTGACTGCGATAACGTTTGGCAACGATCTCTGGCGTATCTCCTTCAACCGGCGCAGTAGCATCAACCTTTGGAGCAACTGATGGAACTTCATTTACTGTTGCAATCTCTACCACTTCAGCAAGTTGAGTAGATTTTCCACCTGGTGGTTTGATTGCTAAATCGTCAACTGCAACATTACGCTGTTCAGCAATGATAATGTTTAACTTATCTAATCTTACTTTGGCAGAAAAGTTTGGAATCATTTCAATTGCATCAGTTGCAACTTTAATCAATTTACCTTGGGTGTGTAATGCGGCAAGCATAATGCTACCATCTGGGAATTGCTGACGTGCAAGAACTTCTGCAAATTCATTTGCCGATTGAGCAGCAGAAGACTCGACAATGCTAATAAGTGCATCGTGTTGTGATTCTGGTAAATTTTCTGTTGGGATTACTAGGCAGCTATATGCATCGCCAGGAAGTGTTCTATATGCTACTAAACACTTTCTGCCAGAATCAATAAACCTAGCTACGTGTTTTAAATCAACCATTTGTTTGTTGTCCTTTTGCGGCTACTTGAGCTAAGAAGTTTGATAATTTATTATAAACCTTACCAACAGCTTCCATTTCGTTTGCCTTAAATGCACCGCGTGAACTTGCGATGTCGATGATCTGCTTCATAGAGTTTAGATCATTAATTGTTAAATCGTTGTCAGGTGCTTGTGCGGTTTCTGGCGCAGTTTCCTGGACTTGTTCTTTAGTTTGTTCAGTCATAGTATCTCCTTAATAACGACATTGTGATGTCGTTATTATATAGCCGTATTATATTTTAGGAGTTACAGATTTGAATATGCGAGCAAGAAAAAACTAATCTCTTTTTCTTGCTCAAATCCAACTTTTGTGACATAGATGATAGAGTTAGTTGAATCTAGCTCAATACCTTGCCCAACATAATATCTGCCGTTCAAGTTATTGAAGATCCAACTATCTATTGTTTTTACATAAGTGGGATTGTACTTGGGTACAGTCATGTAATAGAAATGGTGAGCGGGAAAGTCCACTCTCCTTAGATCCAACAAATTTAGAGGATTTGGTTTACCATTTTTTATTGCCATCTCACTCTCTTATTTAAACTCGTAATAAGCGTGAGAACCAAATGGTGGAACAATAGAATCATTTCCGTGAATAATGAATAGCGTATCGCAGTAATTTTCATCACCCCATGAGTCCCAAGGATATCCATCAGTAAACATGATAAACTTTTTAGGATTGATATCGTATTTCTTCATGTATTCCCAATTGGCATCAAAGTCTGTGCCGCCGCCGCCTTTAACTTCGTAATTGAGAATATCTTCACCGCTGTATCCGTCAAAGTCTTGTTCGTTATATACTTTGGTATCAAAACACCATAATTTAATTTTATAGTCTTTGTACTCGTCCATAATGCCTTTGACTTCACTAATAAAGTCTTTTGCTTGATCATCTCCAATAGAACCACTCATGTCAATAGCAATAGCAACATCAATTGTTTCGTCAAATTTCATACCAGGCAAAATAGCACCTGACATTTGACCTTTGCGACTTGGACGTGCAAAAGTGTAATCGTTTTTAATTAAACTTTGAATTTGTTGACGCAACAGTTCACGCCAATTCATTTTAGGTTCTGTAAGTTCCTTAATCATACGTGCAATATTGGCCGGGGTATTACCTGCACCAGCCGCATTTGCAGCCTGCATAGTAGCTTCACGGATTTCATCACGGATTTGTTTAAGTTCTTCTTTTGTATATTGCGGACGGCTTTCTCCGTCTTTAGGATCTTTTTCCCAGTCAATATGTTCGTCAAGTAACTCGCCTAATGCGGCAAGTTCTTGTTCGTCCATGCTGTCATAAATCTCGTCATATACTTGTTCTGCACTCTTACCATAATGTTTTGGATCATGAAAGATTTTAATTTCTGGAGGCTGTTCTCCAATACGGTCACGAATCAATTGTCCGTTAACACAATAGTCTGCGGCAATATTAAAAATACGTGCATCGCGTCCTTCACGTCGGCCCATATGGTCAAAAACGTTATGAAGAATTTCGTGTGCAACGACAAACTCTACTTGCTTAGTAGTGAGGGTTTCAAAAAACGAACGACTGTAAAATAGATTGCGACCATCAGTTGCCGCAGTTTTACACCAGTCGCTGGCGTCTACAACCTTAAGGCGTGTTGCCATATTTCCAAAAAATGGATGGCGAAGAAGTAAGCCCACACGAGCTACGATAATTTTGTCTACTACGGGGTCTAGACTGTGTTGCATGTTCTGCTCCTAAGTTGCTATAGTATATATTATAACACCGCCCGAAGGCGGTGTCAATCGGTTTATTTTAACGTTTTTCCGTTGCAGCCGAAATATACTTACCAAATTTGGCATGGAAATCATCAAAGCATTTAATCTCATCCGGATCCAGAGGCAAATTGTATTGGGTAAGAGCAAGTTTAGTACTCATAATAACCAATTCAGTTTCAAAGTTATTCATAATGAATTCAAAGAAACAGTTAACTTGATCGTTCCAATTTTTAGCATTCTTGTCGCTAGAATCTTTAAGTTCATAGCACAAACTAACAGCTAATGAATACATTGCAGAAATCTCTTTTGAATCCATCTTTTTAACTTTGCCAGTCAAAATATCAGTTGGATTTGGCATCTTGCTAGCAACCTTGCGGTGCGCCATAAACTTAATAGCAAGGCCTTCACCAACTGCTCCAGAGATCAAGTCAGTCAGTGTGTTTTCATCAGTATCGTCATCTTCAAGCAATTCGCTTACAAATGTCCAGCTACGTGGAGTAGCAAATGCACGACTTGAACTTTTTGGATCAAAATCGTACAAGTCCTTTTTAGAGAATGTCAAAAAGCCAACAACGTCTTTATGAATACGATTTTCTGTAGCCCAAAAACTGTAGTCTTCCCAGTCTACACGCATTTCCAAATGCAAGAAGCGATTAGCCAACGGAGCGGGCATACGATAAGTTACACCCTTATCTGCTTCGCGATTACCCGCCGCAACAATGAGAACGTTATCTGGAAGTTCGTAAGTACCAACTTTACGATTCAAAATAAGTTGATAAGCTGCCGCTTGTACTGCTGGCGGAGCAGAGTTCATTTCATCCATGAACAGGATAATTTGTTTGTGATTTTTAGCAAACTCTTTGCTAGGCAATTCGCCTGGGGGAGCCCAAACCATTGTGTTAGCGTTTGAATCAAAATATGGAATACCTTTAATATCAGTAGGTTCCCAAAGTGACAAACGAACGTCAATTACATGAGCGTCCATATCTTCGCCAAGTTGCTTGACAATATCGGATTTACCAATACCGGGAGGACCCCATAGGAACAAAGGACGCCGTTTTGCAAATCCTTTGCTAATAGCTTTTTTGGCTGCTTTTGGGCCAACTGTACGTGAAATAATCTCGCTCATTTAATGTTCCAATCTTAAGTTGAGGGTTGTTGTTTAACTGTCTATGTATGTATTATACGGCAATTCCACAACAAAGTCAATAGGAAATTGGTTAAATCACTCAGATTCTTTTCGTGAATTAATGGCTTTTATAAGTCCGTACTTGCGGATGTCGTCCGAAAACAACATTAGTTCGAACGCTTTTTTCTCGGAAAAAACGGTTATACTCTGATTGGTCAGATAGTACGGACAATCGATAAATTGATCAAAAAATATGATCGTTTGTGGACTTAGCTCCACATGCTCAGTGAAAGGGATTTCGTATTCTTTTAAGTCTAAGACTGATGTTACATGTTCGTATCCAGCATCAGTAAGGCGTAAGCCGCCTTTGTCTTTTGTTCTAGTGTTTTGCCACCACATTCTGTGATGTATTTTTACATTAGCTTCATCTAAGGATTTTTCTTGTTCTTTTAAAAAAATCTTAGTGTAGGCCAGTGAATTGATCATTTCAATACTTGACCAGTTGTTAGAACTGTTACTTGGAAATCACTGCATCCAAAAGTTAAGTTCAATTTTTTTGCCAAATTAATAGCATGGCCTGGATTACTAAATGCAACTTTCTTGTACTTAGGACCTGGATAACTTGTAATATTGCTAAAGCTCTTTAAATTAAAAGGTGCACCTTTATAGAAGACAGCCCAGATGGCATCAGCTTCTAAAACCTGTTCACATTTGTAATTTTTCTTATTAACATGCTCTAACAGTACCTTTGGTTTTGGTCGACTCATATATGCGTTCCTCAAATATACGCATATATTTATCCTATAACTAGTCTTTAAAACCGCCCCCGTCAAGCTCAACAGTGACGGTATCGTTGGTAGATTGCTTTAAAATGTGTAAAAGATTTTCATAATCTTGCGTTAGCTTACTAGTTACTTCGCCAAGAGTGAATGCTAGCAATTTAGCAGTCCTAATGTCCAGTTTTACTTCTTTTTGCTGGCTCATATCAGCCATTTTTACTTGTTGAATGAATTGCTGTAAAGGTATTGTATTAATTGGATTATTTGACATTTGCCAATACCTCTTTAGATTCTTCTTCAGTTAAGTATGGACCTGAAAACTCATAACGTTCAATAGTAATTAATTTTGGACAAAAACTACGTACCCAATTTTTAGGAAATTTAATTACATAATGACCAGCACAAAATAAACTTTTACTTTGATTACTTTTAGTAAACAAGGGTAGCTTGCGTCTAACATCATACATTGAGTTGTACGGTTTCCATTTAGTTGGATAACCGTGACACTCATTTTCATTACTATGTGAAACAGTTGTCTTAATTCCTTTTAAGAAAAAGTTATCACCAAATTTCTTTGTAATTTCTGATTTTTTACTAAAGTAAAGTTCACCGTTTTTAGCACTCAACATATATTTGTTGTTTTCGTTTTTATGTAGAGTCCCAACACGTTCGCCGTCTTGTTCAACTACCCACAGCTTGCCATCTACGATTGGCTTAGCATGAAGATCTGTCATATGATTTTTACCTTAACTTTAAATTTCTCAATTTCATCTTTGAGGTGTAACTTTTCTTTTTTAAGATCAGTCACGTTTTCATGATGCGCTTCTAACTTAGTAATTTGTTCATCAAGGATGTCATGTTTTTCCTGCAAATGTGCAATGTGATGCTCTAGTTTTTCTCTAGTAATCATTCAGGCTCCTTTAAAAGTCCTCTCCATGAGACTACATGTTCGTCACTCCATTGAACGCCGTCCCATTGTGCATAACTTGGAAACGGCCAATTTGGAATGTTGCTTGATGTTACTTGATATGCCCCCTGTCTTGCTGGATTAATGCTTACTGGAAACCAATCAGTAACTTCGGGTTCTTCATGAAATTCTTCTGATGCTTCTTCTAATGTTTCGTTTGCAACTGGTGCATCTTCGTCAGGCTCACCTTTAAATACTTCACCAGTATCTTCATTGGTAAGTTCCAATGGACCATAGTAATAGTACTCTGTATCGTCACACTGCCAACCTAAATTTTCCACACCATCAAAAGAATCTTCTTCCCACGCTGTGATAAATTCTTCAACATCTTCCTCAGATGCTTTGCCGTTACCATCTTCGATATCGCACCAGCATCCGTCAATCATATCCCACATTTCCCACGATTCATCGTTATCAATACAGCTTAATTCGTAACCGTCTTCGTTTTTGAGTTCATCATTGGTAAGCGGTTGTTCGTCAGATTCTACAGTAAATGTAGCCCAGCGATATCCTTGCTCAATAGTGATGACCTTACCTTCTTTGTAGAAAAACATTTTTTCTACGGCCGATTTTTTATATTGTGGAGATAGTTTCCAAATAGCCATTTGATAACTCCTTAATTATCTAATTCCATTGCGTTGTACTCTTTAACTACAGCAAGTACTTCTTCTTCTGTATTGCATACAATCTTAGAATTTTTCCATTCGTTGTCATTATCACGACCGCCAACTTCTACCATCCAACCATTGTCGTAACGGTTGATTGTAATTGATTCATTTACTTTTGCTAGTTTGCTTAGTTTTGCCATTTTATTTCTCCTGTTGTAATTTACGCCATGTTACCGCTGACTCAGGGTAACGTGATTGGAATGGTTCTGCATATTGTGTAATGTTGTCAGTAATTTTCTTCAAATCATACAAATTGCAGAACTTTAGCAGTCTAATACCTACTTGATCAATAGATTTAGGAACTGCTTGTGTGTCGATTGTTTCGTTAATTATTGTTCGAATTTCTTTAGGTTGTGCAGACAAATCGATCAGTACACGATTTCGTTCATAGTCTTCTAGTACACGATGTTCTTCGCCATTATGGTCAACCCAACGTTGCAACATCATATTGTTCCACGCGAAGCCCTTGTCTTTTCGATCATTGTATGCTTCTTGTAGTTTGTTTACACGCACCTTAGGATACGCACTAAACACATTATCAGTGGGGTCACCACGAATACATTTTTGGAATAGTAACCATTCTGGATTTGGAATTTCTTTATGCTCTTGTGTTTTCTTATCAACTACACGCTTACCTTTAGCATCAAATATGCCTTCGTGCGTAATAATAGTTTCCATTACACCGTTGTATTGTTTTACATTGGGTGCAATCAATTGTACGAAATCTGTATCTGTTGAAATGATAATATGATCATCATTTGGATGACTTTGTATGAAGCCAGCAATCAAATCGTCTGCTTCTAATTGCTGATGTTGTAAAACTGTACAGTTTGTTTTTTCTGCAATAAACGTTTTAAATGTATCAAACGCTTCCCAAAATACTGTTTCTTCTTCAGCTTCTTTTTCAGTATGTGCGGCACGTGCCTCGCTACGGTTACGTTTGTACGGAGGATAATGATCTTTGCGCCAGCTACGACCCTCGAGGCAGAACACTACGTGATCGCCACCAAAGTCATTCCAAGCCTTTTTAATACTGTTGAGAGTAATGTGGAATGCCATACCTAGTTTGATATCAGCACTTCCATTAATCACATGTCTCGCTCTAAAGAACGTATTTGCTGTATCAACTAAAATATATTTCATTTTACCTCTGCTTTTCCGTCTGCAAGTTTACTTACGTTAATGTAGCCAGCACCTCTAGAAGCATCCTGACCTTCATCGCTTAATATGTTACGAGCTAAGTCTCTAAACCAGCGATCCACAATTTCTTCATCTGGATCACCGTCATAACCATATCCTTCTTGCTTTAATTGTACTACAAAAGCAGCGTTCCAGTCAAGCTCAAAAAAGCCGTTTCTTACATTATCTTTGTTTACATGAGTATCCAAAACGGAAACCCAAGGTTCGCCTTTACGTGTAGCACGTTCTTTTGGAGTCAATTTGGCAAGCTCTGCTTTGGCTTCTGCGTCTGCGGCTTCTTTTAATTTTTGTTCTGTTAACTTTTGAGCAACTGCCGCCTCAGCTTTTGCCATTGCTGTTGCATCTTCAATTGCTTTAATTCCAGTAATTTTCTTTATAAAGTCTTTAATCATTTTATCGTTTCCATATGATATGTTAATGTTTCTAACGGGAATATTGGACTAATTTTATTCTCGTAAAATTCTAAATTTGATTCAGCAAATGGTATTAACAATTTTTGGAACCAAGTTTGATCAATTCCTTCGTTAAATGTTTTGCGATGCATTTTAAATTTACAAGGACTATATGCATATCTTTCATGATATGTATGTCCTTTTACAAAATAGCTCAATGTATCTACTGTAAAAAAGTGAACATGTGTTGGATCAACGCAGGCCCATTTACTGCGGAAATACGGCACAATAATAGTAACAGTAGCACCTGGTTTGGTTATGCGATGAATTTCTTCCATTGTTTTAACAATGTTGTTTAAATGTTCTAATACATTGTCTAAATGTACAACATCAAACTCACCACTCTCAAACGGCCATGGAAATACATCTAAGTTGTGTACTACATCAGCACCAACATTTTCGTTAATGTCTACAGTAACAATAGTATCTCCAGGATTTCCTGGACGTTCTTTCTTACCACATCCGAGTACTAGTAATTTTGCCATTAGGTACCCCACTCATTTTTAAATAGTGGCACTTGTAATCTGTCACTATAACGCCATCCACGTTTCATAGCAAGATCGGCCACCTTACGATTGTTTAATGCATACACACTTTCTACACCGCCAACTGGCATTAGATAAACATGTCCAGTGAAACCTGCTTTACGATATTCTTCAGTAGCACGTTCTGCATCGGCAAAGTCTTGTTCTGTAGCAATAACAAATTTTAAATATGCTGTACCATACTCTTCGTACTCACATACAATCTCAGGACAGATTGCTTCTTCCCACTTCTCGCCACTACAAGGAAGTTTAGCACTTACACTAAATGTAATCTCACGCCAAAAATCTTGATCATGATGACTTTTCCAAGTATGCAAATATGAAGCAAATTCTGGAGTTAATTTTTGAGTACCGTTTGTTTCAAAAGTAATTTCTCTAAGACGCCACATACTAGGATGATCTAACAAATCTGGATAAGCACGTTGCCAACCTAACAACGGCTCTCCGCCTGTAATAACTAGATGCTCATCTTCCCAACGCTTGTGCGGAAGTATCTCCATAATACGATTTACAATAGCGTTACTTTCTAACATTGGACTTAGATCTTTAAACTCTGGCATCCATGATGCATAGCTGTCACAACCTGTGCTTACAAGCGGCAAGTCTTCATACTTTTGAAAAGACTCAATCATTTTGTGTGTTGCCGCAATGTCAGTAGCTTCGTGACTGACTTCACCACGTGGCATGCCAAAGCCTGCGCATTTAAAGTTACACCCAAATGTACGCAGAAACACAGACGGGACACCCATGTAGCGTCCTTCACCTTGGATACTGTAAAACAGTTCCGCTATTTTAATTTTACTCATACACAATCCTGTTCTTTTGCCATTTTTGTTATTATAGCACGTTCTTCTTTATTTTGTCTAGTATTACGAAACTCTTTAACGTCTGCTGATGCAGTTACAAGAGTTTGAGCATAATTAATTGTTTGTTGCTCTTTCAAACAAATAGTCGATTCGGTATCAATATACCCTTTGGTAAGTAATGTCCAAATATGTGTCCAGCGTGACTTTGACCAAAAGTTTGTTCTAGTAGTAACATAGATGTTAACAGAAATACCTGTATCATCAGACTCTACCCAGACATTGTGATCACAATCTGTATTAGAACATTCGCAAGCAACTCGATAAACTTTTGAATCGCCCCAATCGTTTTGCTTCAAAATACCTTCTGCTGGAGTTTGGGCTTTCATTGTTTGAACATCTCTAAATTAATAATTTTAGCAACACGCTCACCGACATTTTCACCAGTGGGAATAACATAAGTTTGTTGATCGTGTCGATCCTTACGGTCATCATAATGTCGAACATTGAGAATCTTACCACCAACTGCATTGCTTAGTTCAAATGTAATGCGACCTTCGCCTTCTGCACGGCCACGTTCTACCATTGCTGTTCCCATACCAATTGCCATTTTATGTTTATCCTGTAACCATACTGTTGAATTTATTTGATCGTAGTGGTCTCTATTTTCCCACATGTCTCGAACTTTGGTATATAACCATTTATCAAACCATTTCATTCTACATCTTCCTCAAACCATTCGTCAACCATTGTTTCTGCTTCGTCTTGCGTTAACGCCGGAACAAAAATACGTGCTGGATGTCCAACTGTATGTTGTATATCAAATTTAACCACACCTGCTGGTATGTGATCGAATTCTCTCTCTACAATAAATTCTTGTAAATTCTTTGCACGGAAAATTAATTGATCAGTTAAGTCTTTAGCTGTTGTCATCTTGGGGCAAACTCCTGTTGTAATTTAATGTTATCAAAAAACTCTTTCTTAGCACCTGGATCAGTTTTAAATGAACCAGTAAGTACAGTTGTCTGTGTTAATGAACTATGTGCCATAATGCCGCGATTCTCACAGCAACCGTGTGTTGCTTGAATGTATACTGCTACGTTTTTGGAATTTGTTGCTCGGCTGATTTCCCTAGCAATGTCATTGCAAAGTTCCTCCTGGAGAGTACCTCGACGGGCACACCACTGAGCGATCCTTGTATACTTGCTAAGTCCGATGAGTTTCTCAGCCGCAATAATACCAATATAAGCAACGCCAGTAACGGGTTGGTGATGATGGCTACACATACTGCGAAGCTCGCTACGAACAACCAGCATGCCTTCATAACGGTCCGCCGAATCATTTGGAAAACATGTTGCGTCTGGTGCTGATTCATATCTACCTGCCATAATTTCGTTAAAATACATCTTAGCAAGTCTACGTGCTGTGCCTTTGCTATTAGGATCGTTTTCTCTATCAATAAGTAAACTATCAAGCACTTGCTCAAATGCAGGTGTTGCTTCGTCAATTAATTTTTCTATATCACCTTCGTGCAAGTATTCACTGATGTTATCACCTGCCCAAAAACGTTTACCTTCACGTTTCATCTTAAAACGAATATGATCGCCTAAGTATGCTTCTTTGTAATCTTTGTTGTCGTCGCCTTGTTGTTCTGCACCGGTAAGTGCGTTCTTCAAGTCTTCTGTTGTAAATGTTGTCAAGTTAATTCTCCGATCATTTGTACATTATATAGATTATTTAGGCAAATGTCAACTAAAGTATCCATAAGATACAACAAACCCTATACCAAACCAGAAAATTACATATTCTAACCAATATTTTTCAAGTAAATTTTCTATCTTATTTTTAAGAGTCATATGTTGTTTCCATCAAATTATGTTGCGATCTTTTTTATAGTTTTCGTAGTGCCGCTTGCGGCATTCTTCTTTAACTGATTGCGGAATATCTGGATGCCATTCTGCCATTCCGCAATCGTAATATCTACCTTGAGGTTGATTTTGTATAATCATATATCCAAAGATACTCAATATTGTAACGGCAAGTATGACAATGATAATATCCTTCATAGTCGTTCGCTCAAAAGTATACGACATAAATCAGCATCTTTTTTATTTTTAAATGTAAAGGTCATGCAATCTTCTTCAGGATGAGATTCGTATCTGTTTCCAGGCAATCCAAATACTTCTAGTACTAGAGCACATGTTTCATTCCACCAAAAACCATTTTGGTTGTCCCATAATACTGCTACTTGATTCTCATTTGTCGCTAACACGATAGTTTCCTTTTTCTGGAATAACATGTCTAACACCTCCACGTGGATCTTCCATATCACCCTTGCGTCTAGGAATCATATGTACATGTGGATACATTATTGTTTGTCCAGCAGCCTCGCCACAGTTTTGTCCGACATTAAAAGCGTCCCACCTGCCCGACTCGACGCCCATGTAACCAAATTTGTATGCGGCTTTGTAACAATCCCAGAGATGGTCCCAGTCTTCTTTGGTAGGCACAAATAACAGATGTCCTTCCGTAACTGGGTATGCATCTCGGAAGACCCAATAGTCTTTAGTTCGGTATTCAATACCGGTCCACGGTGCTCGTTTTTCATCAAGTGCCCTTTCAATATCAGTTGTCATTGCGCCAAAACTCTTCCCAAGGATAAACTAACCAACAGTCCTCTTCTGCTTTGTTGACTTCCCAAACAGAGTAGTCAACAGTTTCTTTACTTGCCATATTGTTAGTTAGTGTAGCAAATCGAACATTGCCTCCCCACACGTGATTCCAAAAATCGTGATCGGGATGACAGCCACTTGGCCAGTCTTGTTTGATCCAGGCAATAGTGCTACCTTGATCATTAATGTCGTCTACAATAAGAATTTTTTTTCTGTAAGCCGGATCAACAAACGTGCCAGTGGATTCTCGTATTTCACTAGGGACACAACCAAATGCATCTTCAGCCATGCCTAAGTCGCTTACACAATCTCCACCATCACGTAAACTTACTTGTAATGGACGCATGGGAATTCCCATATATTGACTAAGCAGTACTGCTGGCACAGCACCGCCACGTGTGATACCTACAATATAATCTGGACGCCAGTTGTCTTGCTGTAGCTGTCTAGCAATATCTAAACAAGCACCTTCAATTTGACTCCAGCTATAGTAAACCTTTTTCATTAAGTGCCTTACTGTAAATTACGATTATCATCTTCTTCTGAACGCATAATTGCTTCAACAATGTCTTCATCTAAATCTTCTATATCTACCTCATGGGAGTTTTCTTCAAGTTCTCCACTTTTGAACATACGATGAATTTCAGAAACAAGTTCGTCAAGTTCTTCTTGTGTGCCATCAAAATTATCAAAGCAGCCTGGTGCAAATTCGATTTTAGTTGCTTTTGGTTTATCAGTCATGATCGCCTTTAATTGATTCAAATGTTCTATACTTACCCAATGCATTTATGTATTCGTCATACATCTTTTTTAGTTTTGGATATTTCTTTTCAAGTATAACATCTCTTTCGGGAATTTGCAAGACTTTTTCAATTGTGTTTAACCGTTCTTCCAAGTCACGGCCGTTAATAACCATTCGACCTTTAACTTCTAATTCTGGCGGAGTTTGTTTAACAATCATAACATTGTCATTTGGATTAGTCCACGTTGTACCGTTAGACCCACTTGTTAAAAACTGTCCTGATGTATTGGTAGTTGTATAAACGTAGCCACCACTAGTAGTATTAGCTATGTTGTTTGCGTTCTTCAAGATATAGCTCATTATGTATCCATTTATTTTTAACAAGGAATCCCCATTCTTGTTTTTGTGGACCTGGCATGAACAATGTCCACGCAGTTACGTTAGGATCAAGCTCAATACGATGATAGCTGTTAGCACTACATATACGAAAATGTCCTGGACCTCGCCATTTACACATTTCACCTGACATATTACCTTGCTCGTCAAATAACGGAATCCATTCATAGTATCCGCCTTTTAAAATCAGTGTAGCATAAGGCCACGGATGATCATGTACATCGCCAGGATCTGACTGATGAAACTTGTGTAAAAATATGTTAAACGGAAACCAGTTACGATCCTTTAGGAACAAATAGTAACGTGTGATAAGTGGAGCACCGTTTTGGCGATCCATAATAATACGTTTACGTCCAATGTGTTCTAAAAATTTAAGAAGCATATTTATTGCCTTTCTTTGCTTCCCAATCGTCCTCAATCATTGCATAAGTTTGTTTGAATTTTTCAAATGCAATTTTTAAAGCAGGATATTCCTTACACATTTTTTCAACTTCTGAGTAGCTAGGGAAACTATCAACCCATTCAATTGGTAAATTAAAACTCCAATTATCTGATCCACCAATAGTAATAGTATCTAAAGGAGAGATTGTACTAATACTTCCGCTTGCAAGTGTATAACTTCCAGCAAACACGGAAGTGTCTATAGTTACAGTATTGGCACTTGTTATTGACGACAAGTCAATTGTGTCACTGTTTAATGTTATTGAGTAAGTCTCTGGCGCTAAAGAACTGTTCATTTAAGATATCCTTTTGTTTTCTAATTTGTGGAATCCTAGTTCTGTAATTATCCATATGCTGTATAATTTCTTTACACAAATTAGGACGATATACATTATATGCGTCCCAGCTTTCGGTCCACTTACTTGGATACTTAAATGTGTCCAAGTACATTTCTTTGTAACTTAGTCTGTCAGGAACCATTGGAATTGCATCTACAACAGTGCCTTCATAACAACTAATGCCTAATGTTTCTTGCAAATTAGCACTAAACACTAGTTTTGCCTCACCCAATAAATTATGATATTCATTTTTAGTCAGTTGTTGATCTTGACATACGACAAATTCATATTGTGGTAAGTGTTCTTTTAAATCTCTAAAAATATTAACTTGTTTTTCTGGAGCAATACGATGTGGGAATAAGATAAGATCACGCTTGGGCATGTTCTTATACATTGTTAACGTATCTTCCATATACTCCATGGGCCATCCTGTGCGTATAATTTTACTTTGATTAGTATAATAGTTTGGTGGAGTAAGAGTATCATGGAACAAGTTTTCAGTAAACATGTTAATATGAAACTCTGTAGCAAAGTAGTTATAATCAAATGAATGGAAGAAACTTTTCTCAGCATGTCTAACCCAAGGTTTAGCACCAACCAAGCGTCCAAGAAAGTCTTGTGGATCATATGATCCAGCATGCCATAAGCCGTGTGTAGTTACCGGAATACCTAGCAACTCACTCATGTACTTTAAGTTTATGATACCAGGATGCCAAGCATCAGTAAAGATAAAGTGATCGCCGGAATGAACGGCTCCGTTACAAAATAAACGACCCATCTGCTCAACTTGACTAGCCTTGTATATATTAGTCCCGCCAAAGTTAAGAAACGCTCCTGGAGTGGTAGCACTAGGTATGTCCATAGGACCAGAGATAATTTGAACATTGTGTCCTGCCTTTTTAAGTAGTTTGGGTACACTAGTTTTCCATTGACCAGTGTACCGTGTGTCAACTGCTTCAAGGTCGACTAAAAAGACTTTCATCAGTCTTTGAACCTTGGTTTGCTGTTAAAATTTGGATTATGTGGACGAGGATTCTTGCCCAAATAAGGTTTACGTTCACCGTTCCATGCCTTCTTAGGTCGACGGCTGTACTCAAAATCTCGCCAATTTTGACTTTCCCTATTATAAAGGTCGGCTGGGTTATAGTTACGCAACTCAAAGCGACAAAAGTCGAGATAGTTGTCCAGGTCATCAAAAATCTTAACGACTTCGTTTTTCATAGGAGTATTTCCTTTAATTTTAGTACTTAATAAATGAACCATTTTCTCCGTCTTCGGAGACCTCAATCCAAACCTCACGGCCTGGATACTTATTGGAAATAGTGTCGTACAATTCGTCCGACATCATTTCGCAACTCTTATGATCTAGCGACAAAACACCTTGTGCGCTAGAATACAGTTGTTCAAGCCATCGCTTGAATTGTATGAATTCCACATCTCTGTCATTGTGGGTGACACTAAGCCATACCCTAAAATGGAAAATATGACGATGAGGATTAGCAAGAAACGATACATCATATTGATCTCCTGTTGCTAGGTTAGGGTCTGTTGCGGCCGCAGGATAGCAATGGATGCCTTCCTTTTGAAATGTGACCCAAATCATTTTAAGCGGCCGTATATCTTGTTTAAGAATCATAGTGTTGTATCTTGTGTGTACTGATCCCAATGAGTGTACTTGTCTTTACTCATCAAGCTCTGTAAGTGATGTGTCCACACACCTGGATTTGTAGCACCCCAAGTTCGGTCGTCCAGTTTAAGTGTGGCATTATAGTTGAGTTGATTAATGTAAGGTAACTTGACACTAATCATGGGAACAAATCGAGGATATTCGTTATATGCTGATTCCAATACACCTTCAATGTGTTCAACACCAAAGTCTAAAGTAACCCAATAGTCTGCTTTTAAACAGCCAATAATAACTTCATCCCATGCTTTATATTCTTCGTGGCTAATACTTTTAGGATTAAAACTTTGACTAGTGCCAAAGTAAATATGTTTAATACGTTTGCTTTCGTCCAAGTATGCTTGTGTATCCCCTGCCTTACGAAGTATGTCTTCTAAAGGAGGTGTGCCTACAACAAACAAAGTGAACATGCCATGACAAACAGTATGCTCTACTTCGTAGCCTGTAAAATATGTGACGTCTTGTCTTTGTTGTGTATCTAACATGTTGTAAGTATATAATAATTAATATATAAAGTCAAATCCAATTTTACCAAAGTAAGTAGCCTCTGCTTTGATTGGCTTTTCGATTAATACTTTCTTCAAATGCTTGTTCCCACTGTGATACTCTAGGATATGCGTTTGACCAAAATCTATCAACAATTATGTCACCGTTTTCAATCCAAGTAGCCGCATCTTGCATACATTTATAAAAACCTTCAGTTCTTGGACTAGGGAACATAATAGTACATGCTTTCCAAAGTAAATTACCAAAATCAGTGTTTACTTGCTTTTGATTTCCAAACACAATTAACGCTTCGTTGTTTACGATTGGTTGATCAAATACATCTGGGCCTGAACCCAAATCAATAATAACGTCAAAGGTTCCAGTGTATTCTTCAGAAAGCAGTTCTCCCCACTGACGTTTATTGCTTTTACCTTTTACTGTGATTTCAAAATCTAAATGATTTAGTTTAATTGTATGATACGCAACCCAAGCAAGGAAGCCACTGCCTATAATCAGCAATCTCTTACCTGGCCCACTTCGTTCTGCAATTTCTCTAATGGGTTGATGAATAATATTAATCCCGCATGCTACTGGTTCTAGTATGTATTTAGGATCAGCTTCGGGTACCTTAACATATTCTCTAGCACGTACATTATATACATCCGCATACGCAGGCTCGCCACGTGTTGCCACAAGGTCTCCTACTTTAACATCAGTTACTTTATTACCAATTTCAATAATTTGACCCAATCCTTCGTGACCATGCATATTTGATGGCAATAACGCAAACTTTCCTTGCATCATATCAATGTCACTTCTACAAATACCAGTCATAACCGCTGCTACTTGGATTTCTGTTTCTCCAGGAGGCTGTACATCGTACTTTGCTTCAAAGAAAGCACCTTTACCGTCTGTTTGTAATGTATCTACTATCATAAATCTTCTATCCTTTCATGTATCCAAAAGTCTTGTTGTAATTGTTCTTGCCAAAAATTGTTGTTAGTTAGGTTTTCAATAGTATCAACAATCATATTATGATATGCTTCTTCTGGGCACCAACCTAGTTCAAAACGTTCTACGCTACCATCTTCCATTGTAAATTTAATAGAGCTATCGTCTTCATGCATATTAGCCCAATCTGCTAGTAAAGTCCATTTATTACCAAATAACAGATGGCAACGATCATCCACATCGTATGTCCCATTAGGATTTATAGTTCCATATTCAGTACTTTTAATATTTTCCAGATTATGACATTGTAGTGAGTGTCTTCCAGTTTGTTGTTCTTTTAGCCAGTTTGGATTCATAGCAACATAAAGACTTAGTAAGTGTGGCATTAGATCTCTACTAACTCCGCCAAACGCTAATTTTTTAGTAGTAAACCAGCTGCCTGGATTGGGAATACAATTTTTCCTACTCCAAAATATGTCTACAGTCTTTGCTTTAGCGGCTAATTCCTTTAATTCACTTATATTACTACGCCACATGTTATTTTTAACCATCATGAAGCGTGTATTGCTAAATGTTTGAACCAATGTAGCCCAGTTTTCTGATCGAGCAACACCAGGTTTTTCAACAAATACAATTTTACTTACAGGTGCAACTCGGGTTGCAATGTCAAAATGTGTAAAGTTAGGTGTACAAATATGTACAGTATCAAACGGAGCATACAATAGTATAGCAGAATCAATACTGGGTAACATTGCACCTTTTGTAATATCCTGATCCACAGTAATAACTTCGTGGCCAAGTTTGTCTAGCACAGATTTGTACAAGTTTCCAATACCCATACCAATGACTAGACTACGCTTGCTCATTTTTCTTTTCCTCGTAGGATTTAAACATTCGAGTTACCTCTTCCATGCGTTTGGCAAACACATGCGGGCTTGCTTCTGCGGCCTGCTCCATATCCCAGTCGCTAGGATAATGACGCAAACAACTTCTAGCGCCGTCTTTAATTGCTTTTGGAACTCGAGGAGTAGTTAGAATCTCAAGTAAAAACTTTTGAGTCTGCAATACTGCTCGATATCTTTCATCAGGTAGCGTCATCTTCTTTCTCGATTTCAGTTTCTAGTTCATCAAGTTTGTTAATTTCATCTTCACTAAATTCATCGCTATGTTCAACAACTGGTTGTGCAACAACTGGAGCAGTTTCTACAACCTCAAACAAGTTTTCAAAATTTGTATGAGCATTGATAGCTTTCTTACCACTTGCGCCACGTGTACCAATAACACGATTCCAAAAGAATCTAAATTCATCGATAACTTTTAACGCAGTACCTTTGTCGCTTGTAGCAAACAATGCTTCAACAATGTCTTTAAAGAATATCTGATCAAAACGTTCGTCAACTAACATATTAGGGCAACGACCAGCATCATATTGTCTGTTGGCTTCTTGAACAGCGTTCAAATGCATCCAAACATTATGACCCATCATAATGCCATAACTAAAACTATCCCACGATGTTTTATTAACTTGTCCAAACTTGTTAGTATCGCCTGGGCCGTAAATGCAAATTTCATTGAGTTTAATCTGATCAATAATGGGACTAGATTCAAATACTTTTAAAATGCCATCTTGAATAACTGCGTCTTTATACAAACGTGTATCGTTAGCATACTTCTTGTCATCAGCACTTGATGTCATTCTGTATGTCCATTTTTTACGATCTTCTGTTTCTGTTTGAATATAAATCTGTCCGTTAGCAGTTGCTAAGAACGGGCTTGCACAGTCAAAGCTGATACTAAAGTTTTCGTTATGATGTTTGCGAACAACACGTTGAATATCTGTAAGTAATACTGCCCATTCTAATTTACTTGTACCTAAAAAGTGCATCCAATCTTGATGACCTTTTTCTAACAATCCATCAAAACGTAATTCAACTAATCGTCTTAGTACAAGCTCGACATCACACATGTTCTGGCCACCCATACCCCAGCCATTAAATGCACGATCACCGTATTGCTTTGGATCACAATACTTTTTCATGCGATCATACCAGTCATCTGCTTGACCGTGATTCTCGCCTTGTAATACGTTTAAGAACTTGCAATTGCCGTTTCGATTATTAACAAAGTAATCATTATTAATATATGTGCCATTAACTGCATCAGCATAACTGCTAATGCCGATTAGTTTAGGACTTTCTGGATTTTTAGCAGTCCAACTTGGAATATCAAGACACATACCATAGTCCATTAAGGTATCCATCCAAGCTAAAACTTGTTTACGCTTTTTCATTGCACGTGGACAGTTGGGATCTTTCCAATCACCAGTCCATTTGCCTTTACCAATTTGGAAACCACCAGAGTCACCTAACACCCAAGATGTATTGCGATCTCTGTTACGGAACATATCCTCTTTTGGATCAAACTTATTCAAGTCTAAGTTAGCATGTCCAGCACTATACAAGCACCAGTGATAATAAAATGCACCCTTGTCTGGATCCAAATAGTTGAGACTCTCCGCACCGTGTGCAAATGATGGCGGAATACGAGTGGGGTCTACATAATTAAAATGACGTTGTTTACCAACAAACGTCGAATAAAATGTCGACGTTGCTGGCAAAAACTTTGCGTAATCGCTTTGTGTAGCCGTTAAGTTTGTATTCATTACTTAGATTGAGCTGGAAGAATATAGTTGTATTCTGTAATACCACTATCAACTGTAATTTGCATAGCGCCTTGATCACTAATGCGTACTGTGCTCTTACCATCTAAGTTAAGAATACTAATAACAGCGTTAATTGGCCATGACCATGTGTGTTTCAATTTACCAACAACATTTGGTTGGAATACAAAGTTACCAGCGTGTGTACTTGCATCACCAAAACTTACAACTAAATTGCCATTGTCTGTTTTGACTTGGAACACGTTTTCTTCTGTATGTGCAGCCGCTTGCAATTTCAAACGACTGATTGAGCTCAGTGAAGGTTCAAATTCAATGTCCCAACCGTTGCCTTTGTACTTGACGCTTTTTAACTTTTCGTTAATAACTTCAGTACTCATAAATCTATAATCGTTAACAAAGTCGCCAGTTGCATTTTCAAAGTGCAAACTTGTTGGAATATCTACGCCGTTGCGTTGACTAGTAACAACATTAATCTTTGCGTTTTCTTTATATTCTGGATTCTTCAAGTGTAGTGCTAATTTGTCTAAGTTAGGCATACCAAATACGCCTGCAAATTCAGTAACTACCTTGTGTGTTTTAGCATTAACAATAACGCTACGGTCTTCTGCCATTGATTCAATAGTTGTTTCTCCGTTCTCACCAGAAACTTTAACTGTTGGCAAAAAGCCTAGGCTATGTGTATGTGCTACGATGTCTTGTAAAATGTTTTTCATATGGGTCTCCAAGTTTGTATTTTAACTGATATTGACGCTTGTGTCAACACCTTTTTTTACTTTTTTGTTGTACTCTATTACCGTTTCCAATAAATCAAATTTTTGATCTAATGAATTAATGTAATGAATAAACGCCGATGTATCTTTTGGAAAGCAATGCCCTCCCCAACCTCTTTCACCATCAGGTCCGGGAACCATGCTGTGACTTGTGCCAATTCGGTTATCTTGGCAAATTAAGTGTCTAACAATATCAAAGTCATGTCCACTTGCCTCACATATATCATATATGTGATTAAAGAACGATACTTTCATTGCTAAAAAACTATTTGTTGCGTATTTGATAATTGCAGCTTCTTCAATTGAACACTTGTGTACTACTAACAAGTTTGGCATTGCTCCCCTAAAAGCACAGTGCCAAAAATCCAACGGATCATCACCGCCAATAATCATATACTTTTGCTTGGCAAAATCTTCAATTGCTGACTTTGCTCTTAAAAACTCTGGACTATACGCAATGCTATGTTCAGAATATTTTTCTGTAATAGCTTTAAGTTTGTCTGGACTTACTGTGCTTTTAATTAAGATTGGCATATGAACTGGTGTTTGACTAATAACGTCTAACACGTTGCTGATATCACAATCCCCATTATCGTCACTAGGGGTATTAACACAGATAATAATTCCAGCGGCATCATAATGATCTGAAATTTTAACTTCAGTGAGTGCTGGATCAACTACTTCAGTTTCATAAGTGTATTTTAAAGCAGCCTTAACTGCCTTACCTACAAATCCGTAACCTGCAATAATAAATTTCATATTAAAATTCGAACAGTTTATTAAACGTGTTCTTCTCCTCTGTACTTTGCACGTCCCACTTCAATACACCAATCAAGTTATCAAGTTTATTATCAATAATTGATTGTTCCATTTCTGCGTGGTCAAAAGGCAAATCTTTAAACCATTGCGGCAAACGCAATTCATCTACTGGGTAAGCAACGCTAGTATACCCTAATGGATTTTGTTTTACTTTACAAACAATAACTTTCATACCGTCTACAATTTGTTGACTGTACTTGTCGTCCATCATACGCTTTAGAGTATTCCAGTTAATGCTTGCTCGAACGTGACCAGGCATATTAGCTTTACCAGCTTTCTTTTCTTTCTCTTGATATTCCGCAATGTTGTTAGCACGTTTGGGACTACCCTTCTCCCAACCTGGACGTGCTTTAAATTCACTTCTAAATTGAGTAATATTTTCTAGTACTTCTTTTTCAGTTGCACCAGTTAGTACTTTTTCCAATACATCGCTTAAGAAGTTTTGAATAAACACGGGAGTGTCACTACGTTTCAAATCCAAACCCATAGCTTTAATCTTACCAGGTTTGCCATCTATATCACTACGTTTGCCTTCTTTATCATAGTAAAGAACAGCATAACGTTTCTTAGTAATAAACAAACCTTTACTAGCAACAATTTCACGTCCAGCTTTGATAACTTCTCCACGTGACTTTGGACAATGGAATGAGTCAAGCATAAACTGTGGGAATGTACTGTTTACTTCTTCTCCAATTTGATCATATAATGAAACAACAGTTTCTTTACTCCATGGTAATGATCCGTTATCAATATCTTTCTTCAAAGTTTTATACGCTGAGAAATAGCAACTATCAGTATCACCGTAAATAATAGCTTTACCCACATGGTCGTAATCGCCTGTAATAATTTCATTTACCTTGCCAGCCATGTGTTTACAAATGGTGCGTCCAGTCAATGTAGTTGACTGCCCAATACGATTGTCAAAGAATCTACAACCACTGTTAAGAATAGCACCATATAAACTATTTAGGTTAATCTTCTTAACCAGTTGTCTTTTATCCCAATATTCTTCTTCAATTTTATTACCAGCTTTGATAGCGTCTTTTAGTTTGGCTTGCATTTCCTTACGTTCACTATACCACCGCTTTAACAAGCCAGGAATAATACCTTCTTTTTCGTAAGTGAAGATTGTACCATTTGCACTCAGCACCCAAGGCTGTTTACTTTCAAAAATTAGTCTATAAACTTCGGCAGCACTTAGTACATCACTGTCTCCGTTTTCCCAATCAATTGTAATTTCGGTGCCTACTTCTTGATTCATTACTGCGGTATATTCCAAAGCCGCAAACACGCCTTCCCAACTACCAGCAAAACTTTTACCTTTGGCCATTAAACTGTCAATATAGTTTTGTGTCATTGTTTGACGTAACTGCCCAACAATAGTTTCTGGTCCCATATTAAGCGCACGAATTGCAGACGGATACAGTGAATTAATATCCAGTGAGCCGATCCAATCTTGCAAGCCTTCTTTTGGATGTGCAACATACGCACCAGCTGCCGCAGTATTTTCACGTTCAGCCATCTTAACACGATTGGGTACAACCATGCCTCTACGATGTGCCTCGTTGATAATGGCCTGTTCAGTAACAGCCACAGCACCCATAATTGTTTGTAACAATACTGTGTTTTCGTGTGCCAGTGTATTGGCAAGATCCATAAACTTTAACTTCTTATCCATCTTGTCCAACAAGGCAGTATCTTGTCTGTTGTATTCAATAAACTTGCGGAAATCATGATTATAAAGTTGATCCAAAGTTCCTTCATATGGAACTTTGTTTTCACCAACTTCGATTTCACCAATAGCATCTAGTCTATATGTGTGACGTTCTTCATATGTGTATTTGCGATACAATTCTAAACTGTCCAAGTGTACACGACCAATGAGATCATAAGTTACAGCACTTTTTCCAAACTTCTCATACTCTCTGCGTTTTGGGAATTGATTAAACAAACAAAAACGTCTAGTGTCTTCTTTGCTTAGAGTTTTGGTCACACGATTAACGGTGTACGGGATATCAAATCCCTCGCTGTTCCAGCCACTTAAAATGTCTGCATCTTGAATGATATCTAAGAATGTGTCTAACATTTCTGCTTCTGTTTCAAACAGCATAGTGTCTGGAATGTCTTTGATTGATTCTTTAGCCTGCTCCATTGTCATTGTCTTTGGAGGCACTGCTAAACAAACCATTGTATCTAACCATTGTAGGTGAACAGCAATCGCAGTAATTGGCATAAACGCATCATCTGGACTTGCGTAGCCTCTTTCTGGATCAAAGTCCACCTCAATGTCGAACCATGCTACGTGTAGCTTTGGTGGTTCGGCATTGATATAATTCTCACTCAAACATACAAATACTTGGTTAATATCTGCTTCGTATAGTTTCTTGTTGGAGTGGATTGCCATTTCCTTGCGGAAATCTTTTTGTGTTTTACAAACAACTTTGCTAACTGGAGTACCGTGTATACTTTGGTGTTTTCCTCTTGCATCATCGTAGTAAAATGAGTAACGGGCCGGGATATCTTTAAATTCCCTCTTGCCGTCTTTATTGCGTTCGACAACTTTGACAACGTCATTGTCTCTGTCGAACCATGCGTCTACATAGCTCATATCTCTCCTTATGTCATTTGCGGCTGACAAACACCCATGTTGCGGTTTATGGCCCGCCGACCTTTCCTAGCAATATTTATTAGATACGCTTGGTGATATCAAGAATTGCTTCAATCTCTGCCCAATCTTCATTGTGCGCTGACCAATCGCCTTTATGTGCAATTTTGATAGCACGATTAATGACGCTGGGTTTTACATTGAGTTCTTCTGCTACTGCCTTAACTGTTTCTTTCAAGCCTTCTGATAAATCTTCAATTTCACGAAGTACTGTAGAACCTTCACTAATCAAACGCTCCAATTTTGCCTTTTCTTCTGCACCGTAATTACGACCTGACATATTGATTCTCCTTTACATAGCCTATTATATATTAATTATCATCCTGTGTCAACACCTAAGAAATTTTAAAGACAAAAATGGCAGAATAAATCTGCCATTAATGCTTATACTTGATTACTTCTGTAGTGAGTATTTGAAATCACTATATTGTTTTTGTAATCCTAAGATTTCTTCATCTTCGCTGTCATTAAAAGATCGAGCTAATGTGTCTAACTCTTTCATTTCTTCATCGCTTAGTGCGCCAGTTGATGGAGTTGGTTGTGGAGTTGGTTGTGGAGTTGGTTGTGGAGTTGGACGTGTACCTCCGCCACCTCCGCCACCACCACCTGGTACCGGAGTAGCGGTTGGAGTTGGCGGAGTTTCTGGAGTTTCTGGACTACCACTTAAACCGTAACCTAACGTTGCTCCAGCTGCTGTTGCGGCAAGTGCTGTTTTGCCTGGATTATTTTTTACAACTTTAGCTGCTTGATAAGCACCACGTTGAGCAGCTGGCATTGTTGCCAATTGCTTTGCAAATTTCTTTGAACCTTGACCAGTCATTTGTGCAGCACCAGTTGATGTTAGTTTACCAGTTGCAACTGGTGCACCTGATAAACCTGTCTTGGCAGCTTGGTAAATACCTTTACCAGCATTCCATGCACCTTTAACTAAGTCTAATGGACCTTCGTCAACTCTTGATTCAATTGCTTCTAAACGATCACGTAAAGCTGCATACTTTTCTGCTTCACTCATATTTTCCTTTTTAGGAGCTGCATTGGCAGTAATTGAGTCTGCTGATAAAGGATTAGAACCAGAAGCTCGATTTTGTGCTGCCCTTAATGTTGCTGCATTGGTTGCCGCTGGCGCACCACCTGCCGCCGCAGCCGCAGGTTTTCCATTTGCCTTTGCTAGTAGCTCTTTAAAACGTTGTAATTTTTTACCTACAACTTCGCCTGCTTCTCCAGCTGCTTTTGTTAAGTCTTGAGTTGATGGACTACCTGGTGTTGGTGTTGCTGTTTGACCCGGAGTTGGAGTTGCTGTTTGACCTGGAGCTGTTGCAGTCTTGTTCATAGAATTTTGTAACTCTGAATATTGTTGCGCAATGGCTAACATTTCAGGGTCTTCTGTAGATCCAAAACCCTGTACAATTTTTCCAAGTTCTGCCATTAATGGCTTTGCTTCTTCAACACCTTCTACTAACTGATACCCAAAACTTTCAGCTAACTGGCGAGCAATTGCTCCTTTGAAGTTTAAAGTTTCATTAGTAGCGTTGCCAACTGATCCAGTATAACTACTTCCGCTATTTGGACTTCCAGTATTTGGTGTGCTGATTGCTGCCTTAATTTTGGTAATTAATTCTTTAGCTTTTGCAATAGTTTTCTTGTGTTCCGCATCACCAGTAGCTTGTTGAGTATTAACGCTAGTTCCCTTATCAAAATTGCCAAGGCCCTTAATACCAAATAACCCACCTTTTTCTTGTGAGCCATAAGCAGATCCAGTAGCACCTTGTGCCGCTATTGCTGCTGCCAAATCTGGAGCATAACGTTTGATCCAGTCACTTGGCATAACTTTAATTTGAGGTTCGCCACCCCCCATACGTGCATTAGTTTGATCCATGTATTTGACCTTGCCATCCTTTGGGTCAATAAATGCTGGCATGTCTACTGTGGGCTTTTTACCCATTTCTGTATATTTTGCAATAACTGCTGTTGGATCTTCAGCTTCTGAAAGCTGATCCATTTTGTTGATAAGTGCTCGTAAGTCCATGATAGTTTCCTTGAATTCTGTTTATTTAGTTAATGCTTGTCTAGCTGCCGCACCGGCAACTGGAAGGGCCGCTGTAACTGCTGATGCTATTTTGCCGCCAGGACCAGGAGTTGCTGCTTGTTGAGGTAATGCAGCGCCATCAGGACCAAAACCATATTTTGCTGCTACTGTGGGATTCTTAGCAATTGCTGCTTTAGTTAATGGGCCAATTATGCCATCAGCATCAACACCTAATTCTTTTTGCATTTGCTTAACTCCCAAATTTCCTTGAGGTTTAGCTGCGGCAGTTGCTGGAGCTTTTGGATTAGGAGTCATTGCGCCTGGAGCCGGAGTTGCCGTTTGACCAGGAGCTGCTGCCTTTTTATCTTTAGCTGCCGCTGCTAATTGTTCTTCTTCGCTTGGAAGGAAACTACCAGTACGTGCTTTATCTCTACCTAGCTGTGCTGCGGTCAATCCCATTGCTGCCGCTGTGCCAACAACTGGAACAAAACTTGCTAAACCAGCACCGGCTGATAGTGCAGCACCAGTGTAATCACCTTTCTTAATTCTATCGTAAGCATCAACACCGCCAGCTATTGCGCCAAGTCCTGGTAAAAATCTACCTGCCAACTTACCTGCTCCCGCTAACATGCCTGGTGCTGGTGCTGGAACCGTTGCTGCTTCTTTCAATTGAACAGCGTCAATTGGGTGTCCCATGATAATTTTTGTATTATCATATTGAACATAAGCACGACCTTCTCTAAGTTTAACAACTTTGCCAAATACTGCTTTCTTTAGTACGTTGCTGTATACTTTAACTGGTGCGCCAACTTCTACACTACCATAGCTTTCTGCTATGCTTTCTTTCTTAGCTGTCTTGGCAGCATCCTTCCATGCTTGTGCTGTGGGTGCTTTTGGATGGCTAGCTGGTCTACTAGTACCTGCAGCCTTGCGCTTGTTTACATTATAGTAAAGACCTTTTTTGGCTGCTTCGTCAATATCTTGTTCTTTCTTAGACAACTTCTCTGTTTCACGACGTGCTTTGTCACTTAGGTTAGTAACTTTGCCACGACCATCTTTATTAGCAGTGGACTTTTTCCACTCGCCTTCATCTTTCCAACTTGTGACTTTACCATCTTTATCTTTTACTTCAGTACGTAACTCAGCTAGTTCCAATGCTTTGGCTTTGTGCTTAACATCGCCTTGCTTGTCAGCTTTCTTTTTATCTTTGTGTGCGCCAGCGCCACTTGTTGTTGCGTTTTTAGCTACAAAGTTGCGTGGCTTAGGAGCTTCAGCTTTAACAGTTTTGCCCTCGTCCATACGAGTCAAAACACGATTGACAATCTTTTTAACTTGTATCTTTTTCTGCTCTTGCTGTTCTTGTAGCGCACCTAGCATTTCATTATTGACTACTTTTAAATATTCATTAATGTTGCTTTTGAACTTAGGAGTAGTTTGTTGAGGTTTAGAGTACTGTTGCATGACCATTTGTTGAGCCATGTTAGTACCTTCAGTGATTATTGTTTTTTCTTTAGTTCCACTGTTATCAACAATGGATAGGAGTTTCTTCATGTCCATGGTATTATTTCTTTGCCATTATGTCTTTTTTAACTTTGCCAGCAATCTTGTTAGCAACTTCAGTTGAATAACCAGATTTTTTAGCACTAGTAACTACACCTTTGAAACCTTTGTTCCCACCAGTGTTAGGCTTGCCTACATCACCAGTTCCTTTTTTAGCTTCCATGTATGTGCCACATTCTTTTAAACCGTGGACTGGACATGCTTTACCTTTAGGTGTATGGTTGCATTTGCCTTCACCAAGTGCCGCACTGGCATTTGCTTTCTTTAAATCTGCGCCAGTGGCTCTCATGCCTGGTACTGTAGTTGTTGCTGTTGCTGGGATGGCAGATTTAGCAGCAGCACTAAGTTTATTACCTATTTGTCCTATGCTTTCTTTTGTTTTAGAACCAGATCTGCTGGCTAAAAATTCTTCATCTTCAGCATCCTGTTTGTTTCGACGGCGGAGATTAACTTTGTCTAGTGCATGGCTTTTTGCCCATTCATCTTCTTCAGCATCACGTTTGGCTTGTCGTTCTTTGGCAAATTTTTCTTCTGCAGATTCTTTAAATGGTAAACCGGCTGCTTTACGACGTGAACCAAATACTTCTTCTTTTTCAGTTTCTACTTCACCATCTTTATCAAAGTCTCTTTTAGCTTTCTTTGATTTTTTAGCTTCGTCTAATTCTTCACCTGAACCACTGTCTTTAAGACGAATGCTAGCCACTGTCCATCCGCCACTACGTGCATCACGTGCGGCACGATCACGCACTTCACTTTGCGCTTCGCCTTCGTCAGCAGTAATAGTCATGCCTTTCGTCGCGCCGTCTTTTTCTAACTTGACAAAGTATTGCTTCTTTTCAGACTTTTCAACTTTGCCTTTCTTTTTGTCTGTTGCACGTACACCACTTGCTTCATCGACCTTTTCTTCTTTCTTCTTGATCTTTTCAGCTTGAGCTTTCTTAAGGTCTTTGATCTTTTCTTTAGCTTCCATTAACTTGCCTCTTAGAGCACGTTTTTGGCTTTCTGAATAAACATCGCTGTCATCGATAGCTTGGCCGTATTCGCTAAACTTCATTTCGTATTCCATATAGTGGTATACGCTAGCGACATAATCAGCTGCTTTTGTGATCTTAGCCTGTACCCAACCTTCTAGTTGTGTATTAGCTTCCATCATTTTAAATAGTTTTAAACTGTAATTTGCTAACTTGTATAAGTCAGCTTTGGCCATAGCACCTTCACGGTCTCTTTCGCCGCCTGGTAAGCCATTCATATCATCTTGTGGTTGCATATCGATGTGCATAGTAAACTCCGTTATCGTTGTATTTAGCGTTTTACGGGCTTGCCGCCGAAAATACTGCCCTTCATATCAAGTGCATTTTTCGCTGTTCCGTCTTTGTTTTTCGCTTGTTTTGCTTTAGGAGGCCTTGGCTTACCACCCTTTCCGTACCTGTTTCGCGTCTTCTTATTGCCAATTGCTAAGTGTGGGCTAACAACCGTAGCAATACTGCCGGCACTAGTAGAACCGGCAGTTGCTTCTTCTTGTAATATTTCCCACAACCTCATATTAGCTTTCTAAAATTTCCAAGCAATGATTCCAGTGTGAAATACGGTCATCAAGACCAATAGTTCCACCATTAATACGTTTGCTCAGTGCTACTACATCGCCAGTATCACAAATTGCGTTTAAATTGTTTTTCTTCCAGAACCAGCAAGCACTTAGTACTGCATATTCTGGTGTTCGTAAAAGATCTGGATCTTCTACAAGTGTATCATCACCAAAAAGATCTTTACTACATTGCGTGTAGTTACTCTTACCAGTCAATTGAAGTAATCCACGACCACGATATTTCCAGCCTTCTCCGCTAGTTTCGTCACCATTGCCCATACGACTTGAGTATACACGATTAGCAATCATCTCTGGTTTGCGTTCGTATTGTACTGCAATGTCGTCTGTTGGAAAATACTTGCCAAATGTGCCACGTAAGCCTTTGGCTCCGTAGTTTAAGTTTTCTTGTAGTAGATTAAAATCACCACTTTCGTGCTGACATTGCGAAATAAATCCAGCGACTCTTGCTGGAGTATTAATCTCGAACTGTGGTAAATGCTCTGCAAGTGCTTTGAACCATGATTCAGGATCTTTATTTTTGCTAATACAAGCGGCTACCTTTTCTAGTGTAAAATCAAAATCAAAACTCATTTTATTTCTCCATTGTAGTGTATTTATTGGTTTATTAATCTATTGGTTTTTCACCAGTTAGATATGGTCTTGAAAACCACAATTTAAACCACTCGGGCGTACCCGGTTTAATATCATGCTTCTTCATAAGGGCTCCTTTACTGTCACCCGTTGCACTGATATTACTTCCTTGCATACCTCTGTATTCTTGTAGTTTAGCTTGCCCGCCTAAACCTCCGCCAATACCTGCAAGTGCTTTTAGTTCATGTATAGGATCATTGGGATCAAGATAGCAGTCATCGCTACTATCCGTGTTTAAATCCTGTGTAGTGATCCTATACTGTTTCATAATTATTTTTTTGGTTCCCAGTATCTTCCATTACCAAATGCTTTATCTGCAAGATCTTTTTGGAATCCCCATGTGCGTCCGCTCTTATTATATTTTGCCTTAGACCATTTACCACTCTTAGTTTGTTTGATTCCGTAGCTGGCTGCTTCGTCTTCTCTGCCAGCTGGCACGTTATAAAAATACCTACCTACTACTACTGGTTTAGAATCTTGCTGGCGTTGCCATTCATCTTCGTGTCCTAGTTCATGTTCCATTTCACGACGTTTGAAATCACGTTTTTCATAGTCCATTTGATTTTGTTGATAGCGATCATAATCGCTTGGACTCATTAAGTCTGGGTTACGAGAGTTTTCTGCTGCCATTTTGTCTTTCTTTACTCTTACTTTGGGTTTTGCAAAGTCTTGCATACGCTGTAATGCAGTTTGCATTAGTTGTTTGACTTTTTCATCGTCAATTTCTGGATTCATTGAATCACGCCATACTTGAAACTTTTCCTCATCGCTCATGTTGGGGTCTAACAATGCTTGACGCATAGGTGTAGCACGTGGACCTTCCTCTTCTCTGCTTGGATCATTAGTTTCTTGACGTGCAATTACTTTTAAATCATCTAAACCAAACTGCTTATACGGTTCAACTCCAGACTTGTCTGGACGTACTAGGTATTGGAATGCATTAACCTGGTCAGCACCAACAACTACAGTAACATTACCATAGCCCATAGTAGCTAACTTTTTAAGTACTCTATTCAAGTCAGGCATTTCATCAGTTGCTGTGTTGAACACTTTGGGATTATTTGGAAATACTTGATTGTAAATGTCTAATTTTTCATCAGGACTTAACGGATCATCTTTGCCCATTGTTTTGCTGATTACAAAATATGGATCGGCACCATCATCTTTTGCCTGTGTTAAAACGCTACTGGCCAGCATCATGTGACCTTTGTGCCCCATGCCACGGCCCCAGCCTACAACTGCGTTTTTACTTTCGCCAGTACGGTCTAAATTCTCTATCAATAGTTCACGTAATCTCATTAGTCTTTCCTTGGAGCCCAGTTAGCTTGGTCAATTGCCTTAACAAACTGTCCTGGAACATCACGTTTAAATTCTCCGCCTGGATGGGCCTGAACATAACCTTCAGGTTTAGTTTGCTTAATGCCGCTATGTGTGCCTGCACCTAATGCAGTAATTAAATTCATCTTAGCAGCAGTTATCATCTCCACAGTGGTTAGAACTGCATCTAATCCTGGATCAGATAAAACTTTTTGTGCCATAGCTGCCGACATCTTTTTAGCTGCTACTTGATTCTTAATCCAAGACTGAAATTTATTTTTAACTCCAGCTACACGTAAATTTTGATTAAAGAATGTATATAATATATCACCCACTTTGCTTAGTCCTGGCTTGGGTGCTAAAAAGGCATCAATAGCATCTGCATTTGCATCAATGTATTGCTCAATTTGATCTAACTCACTATCATCAACATCTGGAGCTTCTTCAACATAAGTTGTGCCTTGCACAATAACGTCTGGTGTACTTAATTCTTCTGCGTTGGGATAACGTGTTTCATCGCTAGTTCCCATTGTTTCGTAATAGCCAGTTGCTGCCACCATAACTTTTGCAGTTCTAATTCTTTTACCCAAGTCACTATCTGCTGGAATATGAAAACTAGTAATGTTTGGTGTAAAATCGTAATCGCCTGTTTTGGGATTTAATTTTGCTGGTTGTCCAGGATGAAATAAAATACCACCTTCAATATATCCAACCTCTGGACTAATTTTTTCAAAGTAACTCCACAAACTTGCCATTTGATTAGCATAGTTTTGGCGTTGTTTTTCTTTACCAGGTTCTGTATTACCAGTACCTAAAATAAAATTTCTAATGTCTTCTGGACTATTCATTTCAGTACTAACACCGCTCTTGGTCTGTGTTGTACCACGCTTCAAATAATCCCACGCATTTTTAGGAAATAAACGGAAAACACCATCCTCATCACGACCCCAGTATACAACTGGACTGCCGTCCCACTTTAATTCAATTGAACCAGATTGTTTGCCCATGCTACGTAAACGTTCAACTGCATGGTGCGCTCCGTTACTGCCGTTAGTAAACGCCAAGTCTTCAATGTGTTGATACTTACGACCTACTTTGGGTGGAGCTGCTTCAAATAGTTCTCTTAATCTCATTTCAACATCCTTAGTGTGCGACTAAACCATTCGTTAGTACCGACTGTGGGAGTTGCGGCTTGCCAACTGCTAGATGCCTTTGCCTTGTCGAAAATTTCATTACGTTTTGCTTCGTCTGGAATAGCATCCATTATACTTTCAACACTGCCCAAACTATCTGCATTTGCGTTTGGTCCAAGTAACGTTTGAGCAATAACATTTAAATCATCACTAATAAACTCTGCCTTCTTACCAGCAGCATCGCGTTTGTAAAGACCTTCGTCTGGACTCCACAAAAATCCTCCACTGCTAGCAAGTGTATTAATCATCATTTGTTTATTAACACCTTTGTATGGACTGCCTGGTGGGATAGCGTGGTGATGAAATCTACTTACAATTTCTGCTTTAGGAACAATTTTAATGTCCACTTGATAAAAACCTTCACCATAAGGAATGAGTGTATGAACTGTTACACCAGCTTTGTGGGTTTTTAAACCTTTTTCTTTTAAGAAATCATCTAACGCTTGACGTGTTGTTTTTCCATCTTTAGTCTTAAAGAATCTAGCAGCATCATTTAAATCTGCCATAACGTCTAAGTCGCCAGATCTTTTTGGTTTTAGTTCAACACCTTGTGGTAATTCTCCAGTGTTGTATTTGTCTGCGTATGCTTTAACTGGAACAAACTTTTGTTCACGCTCTCTGTAGATACCAATAAGCTCACCACCTAAATAAGCATTTTGCGTAGGCGTAGCACTACTACCAATGACATGAATCTTTAGACCAATTTCACTGACAAACTCTTCAGTGGTTTGAACTAAACCGTCAATCATTTCAACAGTTTGTTCGTAATCAGTACTCTCAGGCCAAATGTTGCCGCCTTCGTTTAAAATCATTTGTAAGCCCCTTCACGCATATTCGTCATCTCAGATTCGTGAATTTTCTTACAAATTTCTTCAATCATTTCTTTATCTAATTCGTCTCTAAGTTCTCTTAATGGGAATTCGTCTTTGTATATGCTATACGCTTTTGTAACAACTGGTTTAAACACTCTGTGCGAAAATGATTGACCTTGATCAAACTGTTTCTTACATAAGTTTAATATAGGAAAGAATTTTTTACGATAAAAATCATCGTTGTTGTGCATGAAATAGATAATGTCTTCAGCAAGATCGAATGAATATTCGTCATCTGCTGAGCTATGATCATTGGTCTTTTTATTCAGCCCAATTTTATCTAGCTCAAGTTCATCATCTATGCTCTTTGATGTATTATTGAATAGTTCTGTAATTTTCATATATGTCCAAGCTGTAAGACTAATAACGTACTCATATTAATCCGCCGTTCGTATATTTAGCTAATTTAGCTTCTAAGGAGATTGTTCTGTTTAAGCTGGAATTGCGTTGATTACGCGGTCTATTCTGCTGATTTCACTGCCTAAAAACATCTTCACCATGGTAAGAGACTTCTCATCTTTAACATAGAAGTAACTGCCTCCCCATGAATAGTCAGCTGACAATTCTTGTATGCATTTCTTAGTTAATCGAACTTTGTCACTAGTATTAGCCCATTTAATAAAGCTGTCGTAACTAGTACGAGTCTTACCCATGGTTATTTTGAATTCAAAATCAATCTTAGGTAAAAATACAGTGTTCTTTTCCAACTTGGGATACAAGAATTCGTCTGGAATACTAACATACTTTGTACGATCAATATCAACAGACGTTAACGATACTACATCGTTAAAATCATTAGTGTAAAAACTTAATAACGGATGTTCAACTCTAATATCAAAGTTTTGAAAACTTGATAGTTTGTGTTCGAGAATTAAGCAAAAATCTAAATCCGCTAAACTTCTTAATTTACTCCATGGGGGAGACAATAAGGGTAGTTTAGTTGGATCAATTGCTTTTAGTTTGTGCCTTGCAAAGTCTAAATCACAACCCCTAAACCAAGCTGAAACTGGACATACCAGTACTGCCTTGTACTGGTATTTGTCCATAAAAAGTTTTTTAGTTTTCTTGACTAGTATTTTCTGGTTGAGTTTCATTTTCTAGCAATAATGGCTTGATTATTTTTATTCTCTTAGTAAGAGTAATTTCACCGTTTAACGAGCCAATAGTCAAATGCCCGCCATTCTTTAGTTCACCAAATAACATCATCTTACTTAGCGGACGTTTAATTAGTTGATCAATAGTTCTCTGCAAAGGACGAGCACCCATTTTTGAATCAAATCCTTTTTCAATTAGTAGTTCAATTGCAGATTTGTCAATCTTAATTTTAATGCCCTTTTCTTTGACCTGTGCGCTCAATTCTGCAATAAACTTGTTAACAACCTTAACCATAATGTCTTTGCCAAGTTTCTTAAAGGTAACAACAGCATCTAATCGATTACGGAATTCTGGAGCAAAAAACTTCTTTAGATCAGAATCAGTGTAGTCTTTTTCTTGTGCACCAAAGCCAATTTGATTTTTTTCACTTGCTTGTGCGCCAGCGTTAGTGGTCAATATAAGAATCAAGTTTCGGCAATCAGCTTTCTTACCATTGCTGCCAGTAACAAACCCGTTATCCATTAGCTGTAACAAAATTGTACTTACGTCTGGATGTGATTTTTCAACTTCATCAAACAATAATACACAATTTGGATTCTCTTGAATTTGTGTAATTAGCAAGCCAGCATTTTCTTCAAAGCCAACATATCCTGGGGGACTACCGATTAGTTTAGACACACTGTGTTTTTCTTGATATTCACTCATATCAAAGCGAATAAGTTTAACACCTAACTGTTTAGCAAGTGCTTTTGCAGTTTCAGTTTTACCACAACCAGTTGGACCCATAAACACAAAACTACCAACTGGTTTATTATCAGCTTTAAGTCCTGCACGGGCAACAAGAATTTTATCAACTACTTCTGTAATAGCAGTATCTTGCCCATACACCTCTGCTTGTAACTCTGTTTCCAAAGTAGACAAATTACTGGATTCAGTTTCGGCAATTTGCTCTGCTGGCATTTGAACCATTTGTGCTAGTTCGTATTGGATTTCACGTTCACCAACAACTCGTTCATCTGCAAGTTTTAAGTTAAATCGAGAACATGCACAGTCAATTAAGTCAATTGCTTTATCAGGCAACTTCTTATCTGCTTGATATTTAACGGACAACTTAATTGCAACATGTAAAGCTTCATCAAGAATTTTAACTTTATGATGACCCTCGTAATACTTCTTAAGACCTTTTAGAATTTGCAATGCTACTTCTGGAGTGGGCTCATCAACTGTAATGCGTTGGAAACGACGCATGAGCGCACGATCTTTTTCAAAGTGCTTGCGATATTCATCCCATGTAGTTGACGCTACAACTTTAATGTTACCTTTGCTTAATGCAGGCTTCATCATGTTGGCAAGGTCATTGGCACTATTTCCAGAACTGCCAGCACCGCTAATCATGTGTGCTTCGTCAATAAACAGTACAGTCTTGCCTTTCTTTTCTAATGCTTTGAGAACAAGTTTAAAACGTTCTTCAAAATCTCCACGATATTTAGATCCAGCAAGCATGGCACTGATATCTAAATTAAACACTTGGTAATCTTTTAGAAAATCTGGAACTGCACCATTAACAATGTTAAAAGCAAGGCCTTCAGCAATAGCGGTTTTACCAACTCCTGGATCACCAACTAGCATTACGTTATTTTTACTTCTACGTCCCATTGCTAGAGCAATATTTTCTAATTCTTCAATACGACCTATTACAGGGTCAATTTTATTCTTCTTAACTGAATCGTTAAGATTGGTTGTGAATGCTTTTAACGCTCTTTCGCTTTGATTATCATGCACTTCTTCTTCGCCGCTTTCTACTTCGTTGTTAATGTAATCGGCAAATTTATCTTTGTCAATTTCTGCTTGTTGAATATAATATAATGCCCATGATCGTTTTTCACCCATCATTGCTAGGAAAACGTCTGATGGTTCAATTTGTTGACGACCATTAAACAACACTTGTGTAAACGCACGATTTAACACACGTTCAACTGCTTGTGTCTTTTTAGGTTTACCAACGGTATTGGTCACAATATCGTTGAGTTTAGTTTTTAGATAATGTTCAAGATTTTTTTTGATATACTCGGGATCAGCACCGTATCCTTGAACACATTTAAAGAAACTTTCTTCGCACAGCATGGAAAAAAGCAAATGCTCAACAGTCAAGTACTCGTGTTGTAGTTTTTTGGCTACATCAATGGCCTTTTCAAAAACTAACTTTAAATTCTCACTTGGTTCTACCATTCTCGTTCCTTTGTTATTATATCAGATAAACAATACCTTCAAACTCTATTATATACGAAACTTGTAACTTGTCAAGTTATTTTTTAGAAGTTATTGAGGTAAATTATTAATTTCTTTTTGAATGGCTTCTAGTTTGGCTCTTATTGTACTATCAGTAATTGATGGAACTTTGACATTAACAATAATGATAAAATTACCAGTTTGTCTATGCCTTGAGTTTTGAAACCCCATTCCAGAACACGAATATTCGTCACCGTGTTGAACACCTGGACGAATCTTGACCTGTAAAGTTTTATCATCAATTGTACGGATCATTTTTTCAACGCCTAGCATAGCGTCAAATGTGGATAATTCAATTTGCGTACAAATGTCATCTCCACGTCTAAAATATTGTAAATCAGGATCTACAAATATAGTAACGTTCAAGTTGCCTCTTGGGGCGCCTGGAATACTATCGTCGCCTAATCCATTATAGCGTATAGTTTGTCCAGTTTCAATGCCAGGTGGGATATTAATTACAACACTTTGTTGTTTACCAGTCATCATTTGATATAGTGCTTCTAGTTCTTTACCCAAGAAGCTGTCTTTTAATGATATGTTGAGACGAATGCCCAAATCTCTGTTGCGTCTAGATTGTTGGTGAAAACCGGCAAATCCTGGACCGAACCTAAATCCAAACATTTCATTAATGTCGTGGAAGCCGCCAGCACTGCCAAAGGGATTCCATTCTTGTTGTGAACCGCCAGCATCGTACTCAGCTCGTTTTTGTTCATCGCTTAACGTGCGATACGCTTCTTCAATTTCTTTGAATTTCTTTTCGTCACCACCGCGATCTGGGTGATGCTTCATAGCCAAGGCACGATATGCTTTTTTGATATCTGCCTGGCTGCAATTAGATTGTAATCCGAGAGTTTCGTAGTAGGTCATCATATAATTATACAACATGTTGACCTACTAGTCAACATTCTGATTATCAATCCCTTAGAGGCATATCCCCGTCATCCATTGGTTTGCTGGATGCTGGTTTTTTAACAGCCATTGGGGTTACTGGTGTTGGAGACGTTGCCGCTCCAAATCCTGTATTACCACCAAAGCTACTTGGTGTTGGGCTTGCTGCCGGAGAACCAAATCCTCCTGGTGCTGCACCAAATCCTGATTGTGGTTGGCTAGGTGTTGAAGATCCGTTTGCAAAACCTGCTCCTGGTGTTTGTATTCCGCCATTGTTTGCTCCTGCCATTTTTTCTTGTGTACGACCAAATGCTGCAATACCCAACACAGCACCCATAGCAATATGGAACAAGCCAGCACCTTGTAGTGTTAGTGGATTCCATTGGCTTGTAACTGATCCACCATTTAATGACTGTAACAAACTCCATAACACTGGAAATACAACCATGTCCATGGTGCAGACCAACATGTACATCCAACCCATCATTGGACGCCATTTTGAATTCATCCAATCTTCTTTTTTCTTTTCGCTTTCGCTTTTAATTTCTTCTGACATTTAGTTCGCTCCTATTTGTCTATTACTTTTTAGCAATCATTGTTTGAATTTTTTCCTGAATTGCCTTAGCCCAGAAAGGCTGTGGAAAATTCCAACCTACAAATGCTCCTACTGCTACCCATAATAAAATATCTAACATAATAACGCTCCTCAGTGTTTATGATATTATTTAACGCTTTCAAAGATTTTCTTTTGTTCCTTGTACCACTCTTGCCATGCTTCTAGTTTGGCTGCGTTTTCGTGACAGCTTCCGTAGTTTTCAACGACTCTGTCGAGGAGCTGACTGGCTTTAACTTCGCTGGGGGTTCCATCAGTTGCGGCGGCACGTCCGGCCACTTCATTACGACTGGCGCTGTCGTGCAAGCTGACAGTAGACTTAGGCAAAGCACACTGAGCATCCAATTGCTTGCCCGCAACTTCTTTGATAATTTCTCTGTTAACATATACATTTTCCTTGACTACTTTAATTTTAGTAACTACTTTTTCTTGAATTACAACATTTACTTGCTGACTCTTTTCTTCTGCTATTTTTACTTTTGCTTCAAGTTCTTCAACTCTAGCCCGCCATATCATTTCAGTGCCATAACTTCCAAACAAATACATGCCAGCTGATAATAAAACAACTCCTACCAATTCTGCTGGCAATTTATATTGCCCCATCATAGGAATCCAAGTAACCAACTTACTGGCTACATATAGCCCAATACCCAATGCGATAATAATGTAGGTGAGCCAAATGAAAATGCCATCTGGTATTAAACTTATCATCCATCCCAATTGAGCCATTAGATCATCTCCAACGCAACTGCGTATCCATTATTTTCAAATATAAATGTGTTGTTAATTTTTGTAATGTTGTAGTTGCCAAGAGTTTTTGTTAAAAACATTATCTCACTCATGTCTTTGGATCCTAGTTTGATAGCACCCGGAATTCTGCTGTACAATGCATCTTTACGATCAAAATCTTTAATACGCATATTAACAGATTCAGCAAATACTCTTTCAAACCTAATGTCGTCCTCTAGTACACTGACGTTTTCGGCAAATCCTCTTCTAAAGAAATTAGAAAAATTATTCATTTCGTTATTTGCAACTCTTTCATCATAGCTGTCTATGTCTTTGGGAATTGCTGCTTCCAAAGTTTCTAAATCAGCCGGAATACTTTTAAAACTCTTGTAGTATCTAAACTTCCAATTATTGCTGCCAGTTAATCTGCTAGCGCCGTCTAATAGTTCTATAATTTGTTTTGACACGTGTTTAGTTCTTTCAATCTCAACAAACACTTTAAATTTTCCGTTGTCCACTGGTCCGTTAGTTGCATCAGCGTCAACAACAAAGTCGTAACCCATTTCAAAAAATCTTGCAAGGTCATCTGCTGGGGCTTTACTATCAGCAGTAAAACTTAGTACAACCAAATCTCCGTCTTCGCCAATTTTACTTTTATAGCTGTCAATTTCAAAAACGTGACTGATTAAATTTACCAAATCACCTGCGACTAAATCTTCATTAATTTGCATTATGCTGGTGCTCCTGCCGCTGGTGCTGCCGCGGTTGGCGGTGCTGCTGGTGCTGCTGCTGGTGCAGCTGGTCCTTGATTTCCAGCTGTTGGGTTCTTGCTAGAACGCTCTTCTCTAATACGATCCATATACCCGTTAAAAATATCAAACACTAATTTTTTAGGCATTGCAATTTCTACAACCCAGATAGGTTTGGAATCTAACTTGCCCTTCTTTGTTCCAGGACGTAAATCATCAGGTGTTCTAATCTTGCGCGGCTCTACCTTTTGTGTTTTTTGAAACGTAACCTTGCAGCCTAATTCTGTTAATCTTTTAGCAGCGATTGGGTCTGGCATTTTGTTATAGTCCCACATGAATTCTGCGGTAACCCAATGTCTATCTACTTTTGGTCCGCTAGCTAATTCTCCGTCTTGCCAGTTTTTATATACGTACATATCCATTTCGTCTAGAACTCTTTCAAAGTCCTTTAGAATAGCCAAGCTGGAATTGTTGTTATAGATGCTTTCTACGTTTTTAATTACTTCTAAAATATCGCGCATGGATTTGAGTCCTATATTGTACTCAAGTATTTAGCTAGGAAAGTTCTATGTAGTATGTGTTTATTATTTCACCAAACGTATAAGTAATTGTGTAGGACCTCTGTAGTTATCGAGGCGGTCGCTACAAGTTCTACTTTTACATTAAAGAGTAGGAGAATAACTAGATGAGTAAAAACCGCGTGAAAAAACGTTTTACATCTGATGTTAAAGTAATTGATTTCGAGTCATACCTTCCCCAAAAGAAGCAACGTGTAGTAATGACAGCACGTAATTCTAACCAAAAAACTTACTTACAAAAATTACAAGAAGAATCGACTAGCATTGTATTTGCTATCGGTCCAGCCGGTACGGGTAAAACCATGCTAGCGGTAATGCATGGTGTTAAGTTATATCAGGAAGGGTTAGTTGATAAAATCATAGTTACCAGACCCGCCGTTTCTGTAGATGAGGATTTAGGATTTTTGCCAGGTACATTGAATGAAAAAATGGCACCATGGACTCGTCCTATATTTGACGTCTTAGGAGAGTATTACAAAGCACAAGACATCGCTAAGATGTTGGAGGAAGGAGTTATTGAAATCAGCCCACTCGCGTATATGCGCGGAAGAACCTTTAAGAACGCATACATTATTGCTGATGAAATGCAAAATGCCACAGTCAATCAAATGAAAATGTTACTAACACGTTTAGGAGAAAATTCTAAAATGGTAGTAACTGGTGACTTAGCACAAGCTGATCGTGTGAACGACAATGGCTTGATTAATTTTTGCAACCTACTCAAAAATAAACAAATGAAACATATCGATATAGTGCAGTTTGACCATAAAGATATTGAACGCCACGATGCAGTAAAGGAGGTGTTATCGCTGTACGGGGACAACTAATAAGTTAAAAAGGGGCTTAAGGCCCCTTTTTTATTTGCACTACTTCTACGCCGGACTTTTCGAGAAACGCAACACCACCAGTATCCCGATAAGCGTCCCTATATAGAACACTGCCAATACCACTTTGGAATATAAGTTTGGCACAGTCCAAACATGGAGCATGGGTAATAAACATAGTAGCACCCATACCACTGTTGTTAGACTTAGCCAGTTTTGCAATCGCATTTGATTCGGCATGAAGTACCTCCGGTTTTGTTTTTAATTTGAATCTCATTTTTCGACCGTGTGCAGATACCCATTCTTCAAAAGGCCATTGCGATTCAATTTCTTCAGGACTAAGTCCATGCTCAACACCACTCATAAATTCTTTATCTTCGCAGTTGTTATCCCATCCACTGGGCATTCCGTTATATCCATAACTAATAACTGTATCGTCTTTGACAATAACTGCACCAACTTGTAACCTACGTGCATGGCTTAATTTTGCAGTACGTTCAGCAAAATCATTGTATAAATCTATATATTTTTGTTTCATTCTATTTCTAACCAAGTATGGTCACCCATGTATTTTACTTGTGTTTGATAAACATAATCTTCTGGAGGCCCACTAGACCAGTCAGTTGGACCGTGCTGTGTTAACAAAATGTGTTCCTTACGCTGGTCCCAAACTAGCCAATAATAATTGCCCATCACAGGTTGAAATTGATAAACGGCAGCGTGTACAGCATCAGTCACATCTAATCGACGTTTAATACCTTCTGCTTGTTTTTGTAATACTGCTACTAATTCCATGATACGATCATATTCTTGCTGGGCATACATCCTAGCATGATTAATCATTATGTCTTTTTGTTTAGTAACAGGAATTAAATCAAACTTTGGCCCACCAGCTTCAGTTGGATACTCGCTTACATTCCTATTAAAGAATGGAACTACGCTGTCGCCAATTTTAGCATCATAACTATGCCTGCCTTTGGCTAAGTTTGATTTCTTTTCTGTCATTCTTCAAGTAAATCAAGTTTGTTTGGTTTGCCGTTCCACTCTTCAGCATCTGGCAGTGCAGCCTTGCGCTTGGTAATAACTGGCCACTTAGCACTTAGACGTTTATTAATATCAGTCCACAATACAACATTTACATTGACGTCATTATCTGGGACAATGGCATCAATTGGACATTCAGGGACACATACACCGCAGTCAATACATTCGTCTGGATTAATTACTAAAAAATTAGGACCTTCGTAAAAACAATCAACTGGACATACTTCTACACAATCAGTATGTTTACATTTGATACAGTTTTCAGTGACCAAATATGTCATAGATGAGCTAACCTAATTAATGTTGCGGCCAAGTTAATTTCAACATCACTTACTAACGTGTGATCAACTAAGCCTTGTTTAATAATAAGAATTGCTTTTTCTTGCTTTGCGTCATCACCAAATATTGTAATGTTGTCGTATAACCAGCGATAAATATCTTCCATCTCTTCTGGACGTGCTTGGCTACACACTAGTTTACGTGCATCTGCAATTTTGCCAGCCTTAAATAATTCAACCATCTCAAATTTGTAGTCTGCTTCACCGGCATCACTCTTTTCTGGGCGATGCAATTTACCATCCATACTGTTCATTTGTACTGAATTGATGCACTTACGCAAATCTGGATATGTTGCGGCTACATAATTTGCCAATGTTTCGTCATCATACACAATACTTTCTGCTTTAAGAATAGTTTCAACCCGCTTAAACACTTCAAGTTGATCAACTTTCTCAACGTGGAAACCTTGACAACGACTGTGCAATGCTGGAATAATACGATTAGGATAGTTACACGTTAAAATAAATCGACTAGTTGTTGCATACGTTTCCATAACACCACGTAAGGCTGCTTGTGCGTTTGGACTCAAGTAATCTGCCTCATCTAACATTACAACTTTGAATGCACCAAACGGAATCATTTGTACAAAGTTGATAATCTTAGTACGCACAGTGTCTACATCGTTTTCACGACTAGCGTTAATTTCTAAAACGTCTAAATCGTTTACACCTAACTCGTTAAGCAAAATCTTTGCCAGCGTCGTCTTACCAATACCAGCGTTACCGCTAAACAACAAATGAGGGATTGTTCCTTCTTTAATCCAGCGTTGTACTTGTGCTTTTTGATGTTCATCTCTAAACACATAACCGTCAACTCTAGCTGGACGATACTTTTCTACCCATAATTGTTTCATAATCACTCCTTTTGTATATTATACAGGTAAGAACAGGACTAGTCAATAGTCCTGTTGGGTTAGGTTAACCGTTTACTTACTTGGGAATATATACATCCGATGGTGGTTCATCAGCCGATACCATAATACCGTTTGCATCAATTCGACGAATAACTATTTCTTTTCCGTCTTGATCCTCCACAGTATGTCCTCGAGTCCATCGACCATGTTCAACACAAATCCACTCACCCACCTTGACGTCTTTTTGTTCGTTGCCAATAGCCCAGACTCGACACCAACGTGGTTTAATCCCGTGGTCTTTGCCGTCATCGCTACGTAATACAATTCCGCTGGTTGTTTTAACTTCTCCAAAATCCATATCAACTGCAAGTATATGATCTCGGATTGGTCTAATTTTACCTTTTACAACGTTCATTCTTCGCCTTTCGCTGGATTGCCTTTGTAATATTCTGCCATTACTTCTTCACGCTTGCGGATAATTTTGCCACCTGGGCCTAATTCATCACCGCGAGCATTGACTCGAGCATTACCAACTGCTGGAGTTAGTTCATTTTTGTTTCTTAGTTTCTCAATATCAACTTCTTTACCGTTAGCACTACGGTAAATTTTGCGTTGTTGTTCTTTCATTGCCATATTAATCTCCTGGATTATAGTAGTATTTATCTTAAGAAGTCTTGCCAGTCTAAATTATATTTCATGGAATCTATCTTATGTACGCCTATTAGAAATAGCACATAACTGGATACACTAGATCCACGACCTACACCCCAAACTATATTGTTAGTTCTGCAATAATCTACGAAATATTTAAGCCATTGTAGCAATGGTAACATATTTCTTCGTTGAAATTCAAGCAGTTCTGCACCAACACGTTGTAGCTGATCTTGATTTTCACACTTGTCCAACACCCATTTAGCAATATCAAATGTTTTGTATTCTTCGGGCATCATCCAATCATTTTGACAAATACTGTCAAAAGTTTCTACATCAATGTCATATAGTGTTGGATCAACGTGATTGAGTTGGATGTTAGCAATTTCTGCTAGTTTGGATAAGTCAATGCTGTTTTCGCATAACACTTTGGATAAGTGTTCGCCATCACCCTTATATAGCATATTCACTATATCGGTAGAATCGTAGAGTACATTGCCAAATTTATCTGAAGTCATACAGCTATTTTAGTTGACTTGTATTAAATTGTCAAGATCTTTATTTCTCTTTTGGTTTTGTTGTTCCCATGCTTTAGCACGGCGCATAGACATTTCATCCTTGTAAATTTGGATGAAACAGCTAATTTGATATTGTATGTCAGGATTTCTAGTCAACCAATACTTCTTACTCAAGTCGGCAATTTTAGCTTCGACTTCGGCATCCTTAAGACCACTTAGGTCATCAACTAGTGGATTGATTACTGGCATTATCCAAATACTACGCCGTTATTACCTACACAAAACCATTTACTTTCAATATATTGTAATGTACATGCATCACCCACATCGGCCAAAGTTATTGTACCATTGCCAAACAATTTCCAGCCTGCATTAGTAACAGTAATTACCATAGGACCAGCGGCAGCAACAGTTGCAAATACTTTAATTTGTCCCTCAATACCCGCTGCAAGTGTGGCGGTTGAAGGAGAACTTACTGAAATTGTACTTGCAGTTTTTACTAAACTTGCAGCCGCACCACTAACTAAATTCTCGCTGCCAGTGTACTCTGTACTAAAGTTTCGAGGGCCGCTAGCGGTATATGAGCCTAAGTATTTCATATAAACTTTGATGCCACCATCAAAAGTCCATGCTTCAACAACCTGATATTCTTGATTTGCAGGCAGGGTCAATGCTCGTACAGTTGCAGATCCAGTTAATAATGGAAATGTGTTATCAAACTCTACATTACCAGTTCCTGATTCAGCAGTAAATTGCACAGTTCTAATAGTAGCATCACTCTTTAAGTGAAGTCTGATCTTAGCAAATCTATCACTTATGGGCCATTGAATAAACTGCAATGTGAGATTTGCCCCAATTGTGTAAATTTGTAAAGGGCCGTTTCTAACGTCTACACTAGTATTAGTACTGATTGGACCGTTATTTCTAACAGAACCGTAAAATTTATTAAATTCAGCGTTTTCTAAAATTTGTCCGTTAAAGTCGTTGTCATCATCAAGTTTTGCAGTTGTATTTTGCAAAGTTGTGATTTCACTCTTTGCAACATTTAAACCCGCTTTAATGTTTGTAAAATTGTCCCTAAAACCTTGGCTATTATTGTCTTGCCCGGCTACTGGAAACGTGCCGCTAATGTTATCTATGTTTATTGCACTGGTCATGATATGGTTACCTTGTCATCTTTAAATACTAGATATTTATCGCTACTCTCACCAGTAACGGAATCTATTATATATCTGTCTACAGTATAGTCAAGATTTTTAAAGTCAAATCCACTATACTTGATATTCAGCAGGATATCTGCTGAAGTTCCTGGATTACAGAAGCAGATTGGAACTGCCAACGTAAACCCCAATTCTTGTTTGGTTATGTCCTGTATACTGCGCATCCATAACGGCAAGTAATTTCTTTCAGTTAA